CAATTTTTGATTGCGTGTAAATAATCATTAGAACTATTATCACACAAACGCAAACGAATAAATCCATACATAATACCTGGTTCCTCTAAAAATTCACTATTATACCATTTACCGTTAATATATCTTGATTTATCAGAATTACCACTTTCTATGCTAATAAAATACTCTGTTCCATCAGACGAATCGTATCTTCGTACAATAGGTTTTGCCAAATGAATCATATTCATGTTTTTCTTTACTTCACGACAGCGAATACATCGGCAAAAATCACCACATTTTTCTAGTCGGTTATGTAGTATTTGACGTAAATTTGTTACTTTATTTCCTCCATAAATATATTGTTGTCCATCACGTGTATAATTGGGAATATCACGAACAACACGATTCAATCGAATCCATGGATGTACTTGTTTTTTTACATACAATAATACATCTATTAGCATTTCAGGATCAGTATCTGTATATGGTACATAACTACCTTCTTCATGCCATTTTTTAATTTTAGTCCATGGAACTACTGATGTAGGATATACTTTCCATTGATCAAATTGTAAGCTAGGTGTATGTAATATAGTATCAAACATGCGTTTATCAATTTCAGGAGTACTACCTGGTAGATCAGGCATCCAATGCGCATCAACTTTAAATCCATAATTTTTTAGTTTTCTCAATGCAACCATTGCATCTTCAGCATAACATCCACGATTAACTTTTTTTAATATTTTACGATCAATGTGTTGTACGCCAAGTTGAACTCTTGTACATCCTAAATGACGAAGCCATTGAATTTCTGGTTCAGTAATAGAATCTGGTCGCATTTCAAGTGTTAATCCAATAATACGTGATGGTGCTTTTTCATTAATTTTTTGTTCTTCAAATAGACTTAATTTATCACGTTTATCAATACTATAGAATGTATTTGCTGACCAGAAAATATCACGAATAAATGTTTCTTGATATTCTCGCGGATATTCAGTCCAAGTTCCACCTAGTACAATAATTTCTATTTTATCTACATAATGACCGTTCAACATATACTGAAATGCTCGATCGTTAAACTGATCAACAGCATCAAATTTATTTTGAAGACCACGAGCGACAGTTGGTTCATCACTTAAATAACTTCGTGGATTAATTTCCACTCCGTTATCATCTACTTCTTTGGGACAATAAAAACAGTCATGCTTGCAACTAAATCCTTGTTTAACTTTTTTACCAGTTGCATCAGTATATTCAGGATAAGGACTTGTAATAACAGAAATAACAATAACGCCCGACAATCCTCGCATTTCCTTGGATTTAGTATATCTTTTAAGCATGTTATTTTCTTTGATATGGTTATATTTCAATAATGTATCATAAACATATGTCATTTGTACTTTTGAAGGATTAATATGATATTTCTTACGTAATAGTTTAAAGTTAATTTCGATATTTTCAAATGAATCATAATTTTTTATGGAAAGTTCCTTTACAAAAGATACCAATGTATCATTTACATTTTCATAAAATGAATTGTACTTAGTTTGTTCCTTCTTAAAAATATCTTCAATATCTTGCATGATTATTTGACTTTACATGAATCAATAAAAAATGTAAATTCAATTTTAAATAATATTATTAAATCTTAATAAATATAATCACCATATGTAAAATTTCCATATACAAAATTATAGTAATCTATTTTTTTCATACATATTTTAAAAGTTAAATTATTATCAAATTGTAATTTTATCCATTTATAATTAATTAATTCATTATGAAAATTACACATTTTTTCATTTGAATCCTTAAAAGAACGATATTTGATGTATAAGGTATATATTTGTTTTTCAGTATCTAACTTACGTACTTTATAATATTTAATATTCTTGCCCATTGGAATATTATTATTTCCCATTAGGTTTATGATTTGGTCGGGATGAATCGAACTATTCACGTTTTTAACAAGCACTACAAAAGCCATGATTTTTGCGTTTCATATCTATATATACTATTATTATAATTTTTTATATTCAATTTTTAATTATTATAAAATTGAATATACAAGTGTATATTTAATATATTAAATTATATATTCATGTCAAATCCTTGTAGTATTTGTCAAGAAATACCCCAATGTCCTGTTACGTTAAATGGATATCCCAAAGATAAAATAATATCAAGGGATCGACCAAAAAAATGCAAATACTCTCAGTCAAATCCATTATGTTTATTATGTGTAAGGGAGTATATGACATTTCAAAAAAATAAAAATACATCTGGGTTTAAATGTTTTTCAAATTGTTGTTGGATTGAATTACGAGGATGGGAAACATATGGTGAAATAGGGCGAGAACCAGAGGATGTTGCCGAACCTACATTATGGCGATTTATGGATTCAAATGGTATTACAATATGTAGAAAATGTGAAAAGGAATGTAAAACAGTATATGATTTAGGTCTTCATATTAAAAATGAATGCCCTGAAAGAAAAATATTATGTAGTATTTGTAATAATATTATTATAGCGAAAGATTATGAAACACATAAAAATAACTGTAAAATATACTGTAGTGAGTGTAATGAAGAATTAATTGTAACAAATACATTTGATTCTTCTAGTGATGAAAACGGATTAAAGTGGATAAAATTACACAGACATGCTGTTAATAAATTCGTTGTCAAAACACAAAGAAAACCATTTATTGTAAAAGAACATTATTGTAAGAAAAAAAATATAGCTACATGTAGATATTGTAATAATTTTATTAATATTAATAATATTAATGAACATTTAAAATGTAGTGTATCAGTTAGTGATCATCGTTAAACTACTGGAAATGATGGTTGGCTTGCAATCCCACAAACTCCAGGTGTATTAGTACTATCGGTACGTTCAATTTTAACATATCCATTATCTCCCCAAGATGAACTCCAACTGTTTTTTACTAACCAATATTTTACATCATTTTCTTCTCCGTAACCAACTGTCAAAACACCGTGATCCAAATTAGTACCACATGCTGATCCAGTAATAACACCACTTGTATATAGCTGAAATTCGCGTGTATCAGCTTCGATTGCAACGGATACAGGCTGTTGAGATACAGCATTTTTTAATACAACTTCATTATTAGGTGTAACATCACTGCATCCAGAAATATGAACAACAGTATCACATTCTTGACAAGTACCTTTCTTAGCAGTATATCCATATTCCTTTTCGCTACAAATACCATTATCCATAACATATTCAAATGCGCTATCCATCAATCCACCATTACATGCATGGTTACCATATGAACCAGAACAATCAACCAATTGTTGTTCGGAAAGAGAAACCAAATCACCAGTGTTAATTGCCCAGGCTCCTTCCATAGCACCTGTTGCACTAAATGACCAGCAAGAACCGCATTGTCCTTGATCTTTTACAGGGGTAACTGCATTTTTTGATCTCCAGTCCCATTCAGACTTGGAATTATCATCACTTAATGAATATTTACTACATTTATTGGAAAAAGGACCTCTGTAGTTACTTAATCTTGATTTATATTCGTCATGAGTAAAATCAGAAAAACGAGTAATACCTAATGTCATATTAGAAGGACGACTGTTAAATTCTTCAACGAATTTCATATTATTTGAAAAAACTTCAAATCTATATTTTAAATCTTCAACGGTTTCAAAAAATCTTCCATGATTGCGAATAAAGGTTTGAAACAATTCCCAATGGGTGGCAGCAGAAATAAGCGGTACAAAACACAACAAAAGACTCAATGATCTCATTATGGTTGTAATTATAGTTGAATCTTTAAATAATATTATAAACTTAAATTATTAAGATTAATAAATTATTAATACCAATAAAAGTAAATAATAAGTATTTAAAAAAATATGAATAATAAATACATAATGCCTAAAAGAATTTATTTCGGTAAAAAACCTAAAAATGGTAATGGAAATGGTGTAGTAGTTAATAGTGATATTAGCGATGATGAAGATGAACAATGTGGAATTAACAAAGAGAACCAAAAAATAACAAAGGTAAATAATCATATTTATTATTACGCTGAAGTGGATCGAAATTCTGTTTTTGCATTATCTGAATTAATTAGAAAAGCTGAAAAGGAAAACTTAAATGTTGCTAGAAATTTTTCGATTGAACCACCATGTATTTACTTACATATTAGTTCATTTGGTGGATCAGTATTTGATGCCTTTACTGCAATTGACGTTATTACTTCTTGTAAAGTAGATGTTGTTACAATTATCGACGGTGCTACCGCATCTGCTGGAACATTGATGAGTGTAACAGGGAAAAAACGATATATACGTCCTCACGCATATATGTTAATTCATCAGTTGTCATCAGGATCGTGGGGTAAAATGAATGAATTGGAAGATGATTTTGAAAATAATAAGAAATTAATGAGTAAAATTAAAGATATTTATAAAGAATATACTAAGGTTCCTAAGAAAGAATTGGCAGAAATTTTAAAACATGATTTGTGGTGGGAGTCTGATACTTGTTTAAAATATGGATTAGTAGATGAATTATGGGAAGAATCTTAATGAATTAAATCTAAAGTTTCTTTAAACATTTGTAATTCATGTGCTGCTTTTTTATAATTATAAAGTGTTCTGTTATATTCTAATTGTTGTTTTTCTTTTTCCTTGTCTGTATTTTTGTAAGGTTTAATTTTACTTAGTACTTCATTTTCACATGTTTTACATATGGAAATGTAGCCTTTTACATCCGGAAATAATGTTGTACATTTATCTATACCACATGTTTCCTTTTTACAATTCGAACATGTTATAATAGAGAAATGCATATTACATTCTTTACATTTTTCATCCTCGCAAATTAATGAAAGTGATGCCATATTTTCAAACAATGTATATTCATCTTTCTTAGAGTGATCATTAAGATCATAAATAACTTCATTCATTTGATCATATAATAAGTTAGAAGACATATTATATGATTGTGTGTGTAGCATTGACATGGTTTCCATTGTTACATATATTTAATACTATACTTACATAAATATATATAATTCAATTTTTTGTTATTTAAACTATGTAACCTAAATCCGATAAACTATTTGTACTATCAAATTGTTTTTTTTTATTTAGTCCAGATACAACTGTAGTTGCTTTTGAATCAACTGTATCATCACTACTTGTCAAATCTCTATTTTCTTGAATAATAATATTTTCATCACTATTTCTTGGTGTGGGTGGAGGTGGTGTTGTTAAAAACATCCATCCTGAATATTTTTTTTTCTTTTTGTTTAATTTATCTGGATCTACATCATTATATTGTACTCTTTCTGTTAAAAATGCACTCAAAAACACATTTTTATCGGTATATACGATACTGATAACTTCATGTATTTTAAGACTCATAAACAAAATATTTGTTAAAAATACAGTAATCGTAGTTTGATCCAAGTATCTGCCATATACTGATATACCACTTAATATTGCATTTATAATAAAGGATACTAATGATACATATCCAGTTACTTTATAATAATAATCTAGATCCCATAAGATATTTTTATAACTAACATCCAACTTGGTTAATTCTTCAGAAATACTTTCATTATCCATCGGTTTATTTTTATTTACTTCCAAATAAGATATTAATTTACTTTCACGTTTAAATTCTACCGCATATAAAAATAAAAACGCAGCCATTGTTATTGCATTAAAACTTAAACACGCCACAGAGTAGTCATCTATTCTATTAATATTTTCAGATAATCCACAGGATGTATCGTTACATTTTTGAGGTACAAAGATCATTAAACATGAACCCATAATAACACGATATACTTCTAAACAAAGTGCAATAAGTGCGTCACGTTTTTGGTTGTAATCTTGATTTACTTCTTCTTTTTCAGATAATATTATATCTTTTGTGTCTTTAGATTGTCCGTTAGTTAAGGTATCTTCCATATATATTATATATATACACTTTTCTATATATATTTTATTAACAATATAACATATTTTTATTATATATTGGACGACCTGTACGGTAAAAAATATTTATTTGTTTTTGTCTCCATCTTTCTTGAGAATAATATGCGCGTAATTCTTCATTAATTTGTTTTGGTTTTAATTTATTTAAATTAAAATATTTTTCCATCTTTATTATATTATAGTTTAATGTCTAATACTTTTCTATTACTATTAAAAGTAACACTTCCTACTTTTTCTGCTTTTTTAATATTTTTAATAGGAGTATAATTAATTTTAAGATTAGGTACATTTCTATATTTCGTATATAATTTACATAAACTAGCTGCTTTTACTATCATCTCATTTGTTGGCTCCTCTGTTTCTAATATAACATGACATGATGGGAATGATTTTAAATGAAACCAAAGATAGTTTTCATTTTTATCTAATAAATCCCAATTTTCTTGGGCATTTTCACCAATAATTATATTGGTATCTTCAAACACTTCTGTCTTCATTTTATTTATTATTATATTAACTAAATAAAATGATTATCAATTTTTTATTTTAACAATTTTTGTTTATAAAGTTTATTACTTGGATCTAATGTTTCCACTAACATATTATTTACTTTCATTTTATGCCCATCTTCTAACATTACATTATATACTTCTTTATTATATTGCATTACTTTTGGTTTTGGATTATTTGGAACACCTTTTAATATTGTCTTATTTAATTTGAATGCATTTGTTGTATATGCTATTGCTTCGCGCGGTATATTATTATAATACACTTGATGATTACGTGTCATTAATGTATCTTTAGATGGTATATTATATCCTAATGCATGTTGTTTGAACAATACCATATCTATGGATGATTTTGGTTTATGACTTACCACCCCCAATACTTTGTTTCCGTTTATTGTATAACTGTCTTTTTCCAAATCTTGAATTGCTATTATTCCTTGGTCGGTAGTAATTGGTGTGTTTTCTGGAAAACAAATTACTTGATTAGACGGTGACACGAATAAAACCACATTCACATTTGATTTACCATATATAGTTTGAACACCTGTAGTTTTATCAAATCTATCTAAAAGTATTTGACTTACATACAATGTATCTATATTAGAACCTCTTAAAGCATAATCATTAATAGTTATTAGAGTATCAGGAAGACTAAAATTACCGACATTAGTTTTATTAAATACATCCCAATCAATTGTTTCTAATGTCAATCCTAATGCGTCTATTCCTTGAGGATATATATTATCCAATGCACTGCAAGATGAAAATGCACCAATACCAATACTCGTGACGCTATTACCTATAGTCACGGACTGCAATGTAATGCAAAAATAAAATGCATAATTACCAATACTCGTGACGCTATCAGGTATAGTCACGGACTGCAATGCGCTGCAAGATTCAAATGCCTGCTTACCAACACTAGTGACGCTATCAGGTATAGTCACGGACTGCAATGCACTGCACTGATAAAATGCATAATTACCAATACTCGTGACGTCAGTTCCAATTACTACACTTTTTATATTTCCTGTATTAAATCCAGCGGGATAATTTGAAGATGTAATTGTCCCACTTACAGGAACAGTAGCTGAAGTATTATCTGTTTTTGTAAAAACAGTTGCCATTGTATATATATATATATATATATATTAAATTACACTAAAATTTAATTACCATCCTTCTTTTGATGTATCATATTTATCATTTACATATTCTCCTACTTGAATAACTTCGTCATATAATTCATCATATTCTTTACCAGTTAAAGTATTTAATTTTGCCAATTTTTCTAAAATAGTTCCTTCCGTATATATATCTTTTGATACAAAATCCATTATTTTATTATTTTTTTCCATTTCATCAATAATTTCTTTATGTGAATTATAACTCATTGTTGTTATTTTCTTTTTTGATAAACATAATAAGAATTTCATAGGACCCAAACTATCAATTACTCTATTCATAATTATTTGATTTTCACTACATAATCTTTCTACGCAATAATCTGTGAGTTTTTTACTAATATTAAATTGTTCATGATACCATAATACACTATGAGCCAAATATAAATTAGAAAAGATATCAGCCATATCAGCGGATAAAAATTGTTCGGATTTTAAAGCACCTCCTTTTAATGCCACGAAATTTGCCAGATTTGCAAAATGTAATGTTTGTTTTTCTAACTGAGTATCAACTTCATAATTTACTAATGATTTAAAATATAATCCCAAAGAATGTTTTACAATATTTTTAAAACTGGATTTAAATTTTTCCAAGTTATCATTTAAAATACTATCCAATACAGGATAAATATAAGGATGACTTTTATTTAATCCTTGACCAAAAATAATTAAATTACGAGTTAATGTATTACTTCCTTCTACAGTAATACCAATAGGAGCACTTCTATAAAATTTCTCCATAAAATTATTCTCTCCAATACATATTGAACTTCCTGCATGAATATCCATTCCATCATTTAAAACATCCCGAGCACGGTCAGTTGTTTGTTGTTTCATAATAGCTGAAATTACTGCAGGTTTCTCTCCATTATCTAATAAACGATTTGTCAATTCAACAGAACATTGTATTAACCAAGTATTATACATCATATTTACTAGTTTTGATTGCACACCTTCCATTTTGATTAATGGAATTTTGAATTGTTTTCTATGTCTAGCATAATTATATACACCAAATAATGATGCTTTTGAACTAGCATTTGCAGTTGCTGGTAAGCATACACCACGACCAGCAGCTAAACATTCCATTAACATTTTCCATCCATTTCCGATATTTTTCTCTCCACCAATAACATCTTCTATCGGAATTTGTATAGAACCTTTTAATGTACCATTAGGAAATCCAGCATTCAAAGGATTATGGTGAGTTTCTTGTTTCAATCCAGAGAGATCACTTTTAATTAATGCAACAGTTACGCCTTCTGATCCTTTATCTAATAAGTCATATGTATCTTTTAATCTAAAAGCTAAACCAATTAAATTTGCAACAGGACCTAATGTAATATATCGTTTATTAATACAAACATTAATAACTTTTTTTCCATGTTCATTTATAATTACTTCTCCTTCATCTATACTACCAGTTGCATCGGATCCATTATTAGGACCAGTTAAACCAAAACAAGGAATATATTCACCGGTTGCTAATCCGGGTAAATATTTATTTTTTTGTTCTTCGTTACCGTAATTTAATAATAATTCACTAGGACCTAATGAATTTGGAACCATTATTATTACACCCAATGCAGGATTATGAGATGCTATTTTTGTTAATACACTAGATAATTCAGAAACAGATAGTTTAATTCCTCCATATTTTTCATCTATTAAAAATGATAAAAATTTATTTTTACCAACATAATCTAATACTTCTTTATGTTTCTCTCCAGGATATACAGGATCAATATGTCCATATTCTTTTAATAAATTTGTTACATGTGAATCGTAAAATTTTCTTTCAATTAGTGGAGCCTTAATATTATTAGTATTTACTTTTCCTAAAAATATATCTTTATCAATACTTGTTGTACCACTTCGTAGTGCAATTAATTCTGTATCTGAAATTCTTGGAATTAATTTCTTAACGCTATTAAAAACACGTTTCATAATTTATAATATTACTGTTATTTTTAAATATTGATTTTAACCAATACAATAGCATAATACGTATAAAGAAATAAATACAATATTATTTAGTTATGCCTGACGTGGCAATATATAATAAAAAATTAATACATATAGAAGATTTATATAAATTCAATATTGATAAACAATCTGAATTTATATGTGCTTGTTGTAACAGTAGTTTAAAAATAAAAGAGTGTAGAAATGGCGATCATTATTTTAAAACACATTTTTTTCATCCAAATACAGTAAAAGGTACTTCAATAGCATGCGATGATTATCGAATAAAGAAAAACATGGGTGAATGGCACCTTATGATGTCCGAAGCACTTAATATATTTTCTAGTGAGATATGTAGATTTGAAGGATCAAATAAACATGTATTAGATGGATATGATCCAGAAACAGAATTAGGAATCGAATTTCAGAATTCAAAAATAAGTACGGACGATATAATAAGTAGAGAAGAATTAACAAATATAGATTGGATATTTAATGTATCAGAACAATATACACGAAAAGTGCGCATTGGATATAAAAATATGGCAATATGTGAAATTCCGCATGAAAATTGGGAACAAGCAATAAAAGTCTGTAAAAATAATGTATTTTTATTTACTGGAAAGTCAGAATATATATGGATTACAGATACAAATTCTTATAGAATAGAAATAGAAGGTAAAAAACGACATGTATGGATATCAGAGTACTGTTCATTGAGTGATGTAATAGAAAATACATGTTTGGAAAATATAATTACACCAGAAGGTAGAGAGAAACTAGAGAGATATAATATAAATATGGAACAAGTTGATATAATATATGGGCGTTGCAAAAAATCAATGATATTATTGGATGATATACACCGTCATTATATTACAAATCACAAGTTTAATACAAATGAAACAATCGCAATAAAATCAGTTGCTGGTAGTGGAAAGACAACAACATTAATGGAGATAGCAAAGAAGAATAATAGTAAGAAAATACTTTACTTGGCTTTCAATAAAAGTTTAATAGAAGAAATTGGAGAGAAAGTAAAAAAACAATCATTAAATAATTTACATCCAAAAACATTTGATTCAATGATATATTATGCCTATATTCATAAGACAGGAAATCCTCCAAATAATATTATAGAATTAAAACCTCATAATATTCATAATTATATTCCATGGTTAGCAAATAAAGCATTTGGGTTAAAAAAGAAAATAATAAATGATTTTTTAAAGTTTTGTCGCCAAGAAGAATATAGTTGTATAAAAGAATATAATAACGAAGTATTAGGTGGAGAGAAACCATTATTGGAGAAATTATGGTACAAAGCATTAAATAAACAATTATTAACGTTTGAAACATTACGTAAAATGTGTCAAATAGAATCATGGAGTAGTAAATATATTAATAATGTATATGATATGATTTTAATAGATGAAGCACAAGATTTTGATCCAATTATGATGTCAATATTACAAAATGATACAACTATACCAAAAATATATGTAGGTGATCCAATGCAAAGTATATATAAATGGCGTGGTTCAATCAATGCATTTAAAAGAATGCCGGAAAAATCATTGATTATAGAATTTTATTCAACATTTCGTATAGGAGATCCAGCATGTGATGAAATAAGTAGAAAATTTAAAAACTGTTGGATGATATCAAAATCAAAAAATAATACAAAGTTTGTATCAAATTTTAATAAAGAAATTAATAAATATGTTTATTTATTTCGTTCATGGAGATGTTTATTACAAAGTGCAGAATATATACCAAATATTTGGATATTTAATTTTGATGCAAAAATTCAACAAATAGAAAAATTATATTATCATATTCAAAAATATCCATTATCTGAAGAAGAAAGAGATCAGTATGAGGATGATTTACCCAATTTTTTATTGGAATTGGAAGAATACGAATTACATAGAATGATAAAAAATATTAAATCAAATTTAGTAGAAAAAGAAGAATCAAATGTACAATTATATACAATACATAGTTATAAAGGATTAGAACATGATTATATAAAGTTAGGATATGATATAGATGAGAGTGATCAATGTTTATATTATGTAGCATTAACACGAGGTAAAAAATTAATTTGTTATTAATATATATGAGTTTAATAAATAAAAAAATAAAATACGGAATTAAGAATGGAAAAGTTATAAAAGTATATCCACATAAAATATCAAAAAAAGTAGGAAGACATCAATATTCTATTTTGTGGAAAACAACGCGTAAAAATTTACCAGGAAAAACGTTTCACGGTAAATTTTATAAATCAAAAAAACAAGCAATGAATAATATTAAAAAAACTAGAAGAAATAAAAAACGCGTTCAAAAAGGAGGTAAATGGTATGATACATATAGTCATGAAACAGATGTAGGTTCATTTAGCGGAGGTGATTATGCTGCAATGCGCGATGTAGCCTTTGGAAAGAAATATATATTTAATCCTCCAGACCAAGGTTAGATAATTATCTTATTATAATATATATGAAAAAATATAGTATAAAAAATAGATCTAGATCTAAAAAATCAATAAGAAGATCTAAAAAATCAAGAAAACATAGAAAAAAAACACATAAGAAAAGAGGAGGAGGTATAACTAGACACGTAAGATATAATAGTGATTTACCAAAAAAATAAGATTAATCTTTAAAAATATCATCATATGTAAAAGATTGAGTATCTAATATTATTTTTTTTTCAGGAGTTTTAGATTTATCTGTTTTAAGACATGGAAATAAATAATAAATAATATTATTACTAGATTTTGATTTTTTCACTAATGGTTTTTTATAATTATCTTTATTGGTATATAATATATGTGTTCCATCAACCATGTAATTTAATATATATAGATAAATTATTTTTATATATATTATTAATAATCTATTTCGCTTCTTTTTATAGCTTCCTTTAATTCACGATCTTCTGAATTAGTAGAGGATGTATTTTTATATTTACGCGTAGTTCTTGTTGTTTTTGATTTTTTTTTAGTTAATGAAGTTGAAGATACATTTTTTGTAATGGATTTTGTTTTTTTTTTACCTTTTTTTTTTCGAGTATTTTTAAATGAGCTTTTTGTGGAACCGTTACTTGAAGTAGGCCTAAGAGACGTAGTATTTTTTATTTCCATCGCTTCAAAATGACCATATCCTTTTTTTAATGTTAATTTCAAATAAATGGGGTCATGTGTTGTATATGATTTATTATCTTTAAATATGGTACCTGGTAATAAAGTGTCTAATTTTAAAAATTTGCCATAATTAGGATTTCGTTTTCCTTTGATTATAGTATTTGTAACTCTAGAATACACAATAATTGGTCTTTTTAGTATTTCCGAAATAATAGCAACATCTTGCAAACTACCCCATACAAATTCATCACATACGGCTTTATCGTGATTACGACCGTCATCATCAATAAAATCATCCGATAATGCTATTATTTGATAGTATTCAGGATTCTTTGTTTTTATTTCGCTCCATTTTTTACAAACATTTTTACGTAGTATAGTATGATTATATGTTTTATCTAATTGTTCAATTGCTAAAAATAAACAATTACCATCACCTTTATTTTCTAATATAGAAAATTGAGTATTTAAATCTTTTTCAGAAAAAAACTCTCCCATATTATATGTCTCTAAATTAAATATTTATCTAATATTTGTTTATTATTTTTACTATCATTATAACCGTTAATAAAAGACTGTGTAAAATTATATTCAGTTATATTGTAAGATATAATATCTAATGGACATGTTCTTTTTTTTGACCACATATTATATTTAATAAACATTGTTTCATTTTTTTTTATATATGGATTAACAGAAAATCCACCATCAAAAGCATAAAAATTTTTATAAATATTAAAAAATCCTCCAGTTATTAATGGTATATGAGAACTAGCAATACAACATTCTACAGCGTCTTCTAGACTAGTAAATTTAGAAAATATAGTATTTTGAAATCCCCATTTATCAAATATAGTAACTCCTATAAATAAACGATTAAGATCGAAATCTTCTTCTGAAAATTTTTTCATAATATTATTTTTTAATAAATGTTGTATTTCTAAAATAGAAGTTACATTTTCAAAATTAAGATTTAATATATTATTATAAAACGTAGTAGTATTTCCTTTATAACACATATATAATGAATTCCATGCACCAGCTGACGCGCCTGAAAATATATAATTATCTAGATCATAATGTTCTTTAATGTATGTACATATTCCCATCATATAATATCCATTAAGTCCTCCTGGTGCTATTTTAATTACTTTTTTATCGTCGATAGAAAATTCAGATGTATCATTTTTTATATTATTTTTAATTTTATTTAAAATACTATTACCTAAATTATATTTAATTAATTGAGCAGTATCTGGAGAGATCTTATTTTTAAATAAGAATGAATTACATAGTGATAAGTAAAATAGTATTACTGTAATTATCATTATATTATAGTAATAAAAAACAATTATTAACTATTTATATATGTTTTCCATATCGAATAGTTTGAACTTATTGGATTAATAAATCGTGTTAAATATATCAAAATAAATACAGACAGTATAATTATAAAATAATTTTTTTTGTAGTATAATGCTAAAATGAGAAATAATATTAATAAATATATTATTAATTGAGATAAGTTAAATATAGATTCAATTGTATTTTTGCATTTTAATCCTGTATCAAAATCATCATGATAGAATTGATAAAATACGCACCCCTTGTTTCCAGCTTTTTCGAAATAATATTCATTAAAATCATATGTTTTATAATTATCACAAATAGTGTCTAAGACAAAAAAAGGTGGTATATAAAGTATAGGTAAATAAGTATGACATTTAAAAGAGTAAAATGGTTTAAAATTCATATCATCTTTGGGAATCATTAACCATTCATTTTTATCATATAGATGATTAATAGAATTGATAATATTTCTATTTTTACTAGATTTTAAATAAGATCCTCCTCTTGCAGGACGAAGACTAACTTCAATAATAGTATTTTTTCTATATTGAACATTAACTATACCTGAATAATTTTTCATGTATGTTAATACCCATTTTTCTATATTTTTTGGTGGATTTGTTTTATTATCTATATGTTTCCATATTTCAACAAATTCGATTTGTGTTTCTGAATATAGATATGTTAATTGATATACAATTTTTCCATTCCATAAAATAAAATCAGTCATTTCTTCTTTACCATCAATAAATTCAGACCACATAACTTCTTTTTTCCCTTTATGATATTCTAATTCGCTATACGAATTTATTTTATAACAACCAACACTACGTGCAGTATTAGTACCATACCTTGGTTTAATAAAAATAGGAAATTTTGATGCATTTTTCTTTTTTAATAATTCTTCTAATGTTCCAGATTCTAAACCTTGATTATTTGCAACCCATAATTTATCATATACATATTCATATTCAGGATATTTTTTTGCAGCAGCTTTATCATATATAGGAACTTTCTTTGAAAATAATTCATTATCTGGGTTAATATATGGGTTTTTAATATTTAAATATTTACACCAAGTTATATCGTATTTTGATAAATATCTATATATTCTAGACACTATATCTGTATTTTTATTAGTAGTAGTATTGTTTTCTTCTTCATCATTATTTATATCCATAATACTATATGATTAGAAAATAATACATAATAATAATTATTATTGTGTATTATTATGATTTTATATTAGAAAAAATAAATAATATATATAAAATAATTTGCTTAATTTGAGTAAGCCAAACCTCCCATACCACTCATTACACGTAATACATTGTAATTTGTAGCATATACACGTACTTTTGCGGTAGAAGTTCCTGCAACTGTAGCGTTGGAAAGGACTAATTGTAAAGTGGCGTTATCAATACGGGAGAAATTGCAACTTCCGGAAGGTTGATGTTCTTCAGGGCGAAGAGCAAAAGAATATACGTTAATACCTGTGTCAGGGGCACGGGTATGGTGTTGCCATGGTTGAACTTGATCGAAGTATGTTCCTTCACGTTCAGAGAATCTATCTTGACCGTTAAGTTGAAGTTTTGCAACAACAACAGGGTTAAGACCCCAACAATGCATATCAAGTGCGGTTTCAGCAAGTACAAATGTACCGGCATCAGATACACCAGATTCTGCGATGTTATCGGCATTGTTATCCCATGTGGCACCTGCTTGTGCTTGAGATGCCATGTTGTTGGCAAATGCATTTTCAAACATACCATCAGCTTTTACACCATCGGCATTAGTGTTGGATGCAACGAATCCACTGTTTCCATCAGGTTGTGTGATAGCATCTTTGCTTCCGAATGCATGGAATGCGTTAGGAAGAGCATCAACTGCATCAGTATAGTTGAAAGGTTGTGCTCCAAGAACTTTGTATAAAAGTTCTCCACCAGTGTATGATGCACAGTAATCAACATTAGCATCAGGTTGTACAACCCAGATAAGTTCTTTACAAGGATGGTTGAAATTTAATTTGATTTTATTGGATGAAGAACCAACAGATTCATCACCAGTGAATTGAAGTTGTTCAATTAAGTATTCATGAGGATTTTGTGCCATTCTTCTACGTTCATCAGTATCTAAGAAGATATAATCAACGTATAAAGATGCAGCAACTAAAGATTGGTTGTATGCAGTTGTTGCTTGTTGATTACTGGATGCTTCATAGATTGAGTTCATTGCCCATAAGCATTCATCAATAGGACGAAGATCAAGATTGATTTTTACTTCGTGGTATTGAAGAGCAATAAGAGGAAGGGCAAGACCGGGGTTACGGCAGTACCAGAATTGAAGAGGAATGTAAAGTGTTGTTTCAGGAAGTGCATTACGAGGAGCACATACATTGACAGGGGCATCACCACCACAAGGTCCATTTACATCAGCAAATGAAGGATCTGTGATGTATGTAAGTTGTGTTGTGTTACCAACCATTTTTGCGTATCCACGTGCTTGTTCAGCAGAGGAAGTAAGTTGATTCCAGATTTGCATCCAATCACCATATTGACGATCGATTCTTTGACCACCAATTTCTACTTCAACTTGTGAGATAAGTTGATGTCCAGGGTAATCTAACCAACGAGCGTAACATTGTTTGTTGCTTCCGCTTGATCCCATAGATTGGTTAATTTCAGGAAGTGTTACTTGTAAGTATGTTCTGTATGCAAGATCACCATTACGGCTGATTGTACATGTTACACGACGACCGAAATCGGCTTGTCCATTGAATGTTTGTTCAATTGATTCCATAGCAAAGTTAGTGTATCTTCTATATGTTACTTTCCAGAAGGTAATTTGAGGATTACCAGTTAAATAAACGTCTTGAGCTCCATAAGCTACGAGTTGCATAAGTCCGCCACCCATTTTATAATATTGCTAAAGATAAAAATTTTTTGATTTTTATTTTAATTCATTTAAATAGTTTTACAGCATAATTATTTATTTTTTATAGTATCCGCACCATGTTATAATCTTAAAAATAATTAGAAATAAATTATTTATTTTTAATTATTTATTATATTTTAGTATAAATTTCTTTAAAAATTCTTCTGAAACATATTTTTTTTGATTCTCATGTTTTTTTTTAAATATATATGTATTATTTTTCTTTTTAACTGACCAGCCATCTTCAATAGCTTTATAAATAAAACTTATTTTAGCCAAGTCTTTATCGTTATATTCGTTCATTAAAATAATAAAATAAAATTATTTTATTTTTTTAACTATTTAAGGAATGTAATGATATAAAAATAGTATATAAAAAATATTAAATATGCCAAGTTTTAAACCAAAAGTTACAAAAAAAATAACAGTTAGTTCAAAGTCAATTGTAACTCTTGATAAAAAACATAAAGAATTTTGTGATAATTTTTATAATAATGAAATAAATGAAATTCCTAAATTAGAAGAAAAACGAACTGAACTTATTAATAATTTAAATTCACAAAAACTACGTATAGAAGATAAAATGGAATTAAGAGATGAAATTAAGAAAATTAAGTTTCAAATTAACAAACTAAAAAACGAAAAGAAAAACTATTATTTAGATAATTCGAAATATATTTTTGATTATTTTGAGGATAAAAAAGATATAAATAAAGGGAATACAAAAACAAAGGCTCTTGATTCATTTTTCAATATTAATAAAAATAAAGAAGATGATGATAAACAGGTAAATATTGTTAATTCTTATTTATCAAATATTGATGATAATTTTATAGATTTAGGAAATTATACAACTAATGATGAAATTTGTAAATATTGTAATATAGGAGAATTAATACCGATTGACGATGAAGGAGTATTAGTATGTAATAACTGTTATATACAAGTACAGTATTTAATTGAAAATGAAAAACCATCTTATAAAGAACCTCCTAAGGAAGTATGCTTTTATGCATATAAACGAATAAATCATTTTAGAGAAATATTAGCTCAATTTCAAGCAAAAGAAAGTACGCAAATACCAGAGAAGGTAATTGAAGATATAAAACTACAAATTAAAAAAGAACGCATTGAATTACATCAAATAACAAATATAAAAGCAAAAGAAATACTAAAAAAATTAGGATATAATAAATATTATGAACATATACCATTTATTAAAGATATGATAGGTATTAAACCTCCTGTTATGACGCCAGAATTAGAAGACACTTTATGTAATCTTTTTATTGAAATACAGGCACCATATGCAAAGTTTTGTCCAGATGATCGTGTTAATTTTTTAAATTATTATTATACTGTTTATAAATTATGTGAATTATTAGATCAAAAACAATTTCTACCATATTTTCCTATGTTAAAAGATAGAGAAAAACGAATAGAACAAGATGTTATATGGAAGAAAATATGTAATGAATTAGACTGGGAATTTATTCCAACTATTTAGTTTTTAAAATGTATTAAACAATATATTATTGATATTATAAATGAGTAATGATATGGTACTATATAAAAAATGTAATAGTGAGTTAATTATGAATATGAATATGTTAAATATGTATTCAACATATTATTTATGTAATAAACATGGAATATTTGTATGTATCCCACATGGGTGTATATGTATTACCTCTTATTTTTTTTGGAGAAATCCGAGAAGAAACTATATTATGTTTATTGATTACTTTGTAGTACTAACTTCTGTTGTTTTGTATTATTATGCATCTGTTTTATATAATAAAGATACTATTGTATCTTGTGGTATTTTACTAGCATTATATATAAATAATATGAGTAATTATTTTAAATATTTGAAAAAAAATGAAGAATATGCAGTATATGTTCATAGTTTAAATTATTTACTTGCGAATATTGGAGTTATATATATATATAATTAGATCTGTTGTTCAATATAAATTGTTTCTTGTGTATTTGGAGTTATACAACATATACACATACAACATGATTGTATTATTTTTTCGACTATCACTGATGTAAATATACATGGAAAACATAACCAAATACAAGGATCTCCTGAACAATTATTTTCAGTTTTATCTGTCATTTTATTTAATTATAAATCAATAATTAAATAAAATCAATTTTTAATAAAATCTTTTATTAGTAATTTTCTTTTAATTGACATCTTCGGTGTTAAATACTTCGAAAAATCATCAACATGTATTACATCACTTATATGTAAATGTTTATCTAATTTTTTATTAATAATATTTAATGTAGAATTATTAAAAGGTTTTTCAACTATTAAAATACTTGAATCCATGCCTTCACCATACACAATAAAATTTGTAGGTATATATCTTTTAATTTTGCTTTCTATTTCATTAACATTTACAAATTTTCCGTTACTTAATTTATAGTTATCTCCAATTCGTCCGTTATAATATAAAAATCCTTTTCTTAAATAACCACTATCACCAGTTTTATACCATAGTTTATTATTACGATTTATTAATACTTCATTTGTTTTTTCTAGATTGTTCCAATAACCTTTCATTATATTTGGACCACTTACTAATATTTCCCCATTTTCTATATGAACTTCAATATTATCTAGTATTTTACCAATACTATAAATATTACGAGGATGTGAATAATGATTTACAGATATCATAGGTGATGTTTCTGTTGTTCCATATCCTTCACATATTTTAATTCCATTACGAATAAAAAAAAATTTAGTAGAATCATTTAGTTTTGCACCTCCTATAAATATATATTTTATATTACCACCCAACATATATTTTAATATATACGATATAGTATGGTTAAATAATGGTATATCATATTTATCTAGTTTTTGCTTTATTAAATCTAATATACGTGGAACTATATATAATACATTCGGTCTAACCTCGCGCATTTCGTTTATAAATGTTGTTTTATCACTTGTAATAGCAATTGAATTATTTCTATATAGATTATAATATAATTCAGTAGTTAAACTATATACATGTGCCCATGGTAAAATATTCAAACTAGTAGTTTTATAATTAATATCTTTAAAACGACTTTCTAGAGTTTTAATATTTGAAGTTAAATTATCATGACTAAGCATTACTCCTTTGGGATTACCTGTAGTTCCTGATGTATATATTAATGTTGAGATATCATCTTTATTTGTATCAACAATATTTATTTCTTTTTCATTACTATATCCGCTACTATTAATTTTATTATCAATATTTACTGTATTTGAGTAATAATTTGTTCCGTCGGTAATTGCTATTTTTGGAGTACAATCATTTACGATATATTGACAATATTCTTTACTTTGATCTGCATACATTGGAACCCATATTGCTCCTTTTGATTGAACGGCTAAATTCCAAGATAACCATTCAAGTGAATTTTTTCCTTGATATACTATTCTATCACCTTTATTTACTGATAAACTAGTTAATATATTACTAGCATCATTTATGTTTTTAATCATATGTTCATTAGACATCCAATACCAATTATTATTATTTTTTAATCCTAATACTCTTTTATTTGGTTTCTTAAAAAAATTAGTTAATATATTGTAATTTTTCATATATTAACTATATTTTTAACTTAATATCGTTTTAGTCAATATTTATTTTTACATTATCATTAATTAGATTTGCACTACCATCTATTTCCCATTTGATTTGTATTGCTTTAATTTCAACATCATTGTGATATGCTTCAGTTACTGCATTTTTATAAATAAGATCAATATTAGATGGTTGAAATGATGATACATCATCTCGCTGTATAACGAAACATAATATTGTACGAATATTTCTTTCTTTTCTAATTTCTTGTAATTCTTGAATATGTTTTAAAGCACGTGGGCTAACAGTATCTTTTACCTTTTTACGATATCCATCAGGAAAATATGCGATTTTATTATTGAATTCATACCCTGATAAATCTAATTTCTTTTTATCTTTATCTAACATATCAACATAATCTGCAAGTGGAACATTTTTAACTTCTAATATAAATTCTTGATCATTTTCATCAATTCCACAAAAATCAAATCTTGAATTTAAATATTTCTTTTCTCTCTGGAACTCTTTGACATTCTTCAACCAAGACAAAGTGTTCTGTTGCAATGAACTATTAACTAGGTTCTCTGCAAACTTAGGATCGACACCTATAAGTTGAGAGATATCTCTTTCTGTATTATTTGCAATAATTATTTTATATTTACAAAGGTTCTTAGGATTATCTATTTTAATCATATAAACATATGCATCCTTATCACATAATCCACAACACCCTAAAGATGCAGTATGAGCTAATGTTAATGTACCATCATCCAATAATACATCAGCAACATATGGTGTTTTACATACCATTGATGGACGTTTTAATATTTTACCTCTAAACAGCTCTCCTGAGTTTAACAACATATTTCATTAATACATATTAATAAATATATTGTACGTTTCAATTTTTATATAAATAATATTAAGATAATAACTAATTTTAATATTATTTTATTATATTCCTATTCTAGGAAATCCTACTAGATTTGCACCGATACCGAAACCAGCACCTGATCTTGCTGATACTGCCATACTAGGAATATATGTATCTAATATACTGAAGGTTGCTGCAGCAGTTAATGCAATTAATGCAACTTCGTCAAGGTTCATTTTTTGTTTTGGAATGGCAAATGCTGCAATTGCAACCATTAGACCTTCTACTAAATATTTAATAGCACGCTTTAATAACTCGCCTAAATCGATAGAGTTCAACATATATATATTAATAATATAGAAAAAAATATTCTAACTTTTAAATCACTTAAATAAAAAGTATTATATAAAACATATAATGAGTCTATCAAAAGAAGTACAACCCACAAATTATGTAGATGTATTAGATGAGGATAAACCAATTTCTGGACAAAAATTTGTATGTGTATCATTCATTTCTCCGGATAAAATACTAAAGAACAAAGAAATTTATTTATTTAATGAATTTATTAGAACATGGGATTTTACTAAATCACTAGAAAAGTATCAACATTTTTTTAACTTTTTATCTATAAAATACAATCTAGAATTGACAACAATAAATCAAGAATTTGAAGAATTTGTAAAAGATCAAAAAGATAATTTATTGAATACTACAATTGAAGATGATTATAAAAATTTCTTAGATCAAAATGAAGAAACGCTAACAAATAAATTTAATATTGAACATAAATTTCAAACAAGTACTCGTGGATTAAAGGTTAGAGGTGTATATTCAACACAAGAAGAAGCAGAATCGAGATGTAAATTATTACGCGAACTTGATCCTAATCATGATGTATATGTAGGTCCTGTAGGGTTATGGATGCCATGGGATCCTGATGCTTATAAAACAGGTCGTGTTGAATATTTAGAAGAAGAATTAAATAATCTAATGCATAATAAAATTAAAAATGAGGAAGATGCGAAAGTACAATTTGATAAGAGAATCAAAGAAACAAAAGAAAAAGCAATGGAAGAAAATAAAAAATTGGCAGAAGAAAATAATAATGTACTTACTCAAATCATGAATGATAACGGTGAATTGGTAAATGTTCGTGAGGTAGATTATGATGCTATACCTGATGAATGTGCTATTATAGATGTAAATAATACAGAAAATCAAAAAAGAGTAGAATCATTAAATTTGAAGGAAGAGTTATTTGAAAAAGCGAATCTAGAATTTACTTCTTCAAAAGATAAAAGTGATTAATATTTATTATTTTAATATATTAATAAATATTATGGAAGATAAATTGTTGAAAACAGTTGATGTTTTATTTGTATCATTCATAAAAAAAAAGATGTTTTGGATTATTTTATTAATATTAGTGAATATTATCATATTTCCAGCCATTAAATTACTTCAACCTAAAGTATTAACATATCTATTTGAAAACTTACCAAAATATAAAGAAACTAAATCATTTTTTGATTTTGGAACACATTTAAAAGAAAAAGATACACAATATTATGTGTATATATACATACTAACATGGGTATTTTATATATTAGGTCACACACTAAAAAATGGTATTGATCTAAAATTACAACCAGAAATGTATCATCATCTATATAGTATAATAAATGAGAAAATATTTTATAGATATAGAACTGATTATAAAGATATAAAAATAGGTGAATTAACAGTAATATTGAATTCTATTCTTAGATTATCTATCTACGCATGGTTATTTGTTACACAACAATTTCTACCAGCATTTCTAACAATGATGGTAATCTCTATTTATTTCTTATATACTGATTTATCATTAGGATTTTATTTACTATGTAGTATATTTATACCATATATTATATTAATGTTAGGTTACGATAGTTATAAACAATATATATTTAATAAAGAAACTGCTACTATAAAAGTATGGGATAAGCTAACAGATAATATGAATAATTTAATGAATATTTATATAAATAATAGAATAGATAAAGAAACTAAAAAATTTAATAGTATAAATAATGAATATATAATTCATGATAGAAATGCTAGAAATTTTGAAAATATATATTCACATATTACACAGTTTTTCTCATTGATATTTTTTGCAGTAGCAATTCTTAGATTATTACATATTTATAAAATAAATAAAGTTTCAACAAAATATGTTATTTCAGCATTTATTATATTAACTACTTTTTTTTATGATGCAACCGAAACTATATGGCAAATAAAAGCAACGTTTTCTTGGTTTGTTGCAACAATTGATTATTATTCAACGGAGATAAATGATTTATTGCACTATGATACTGGAAAAAATATTAAGAATAATATTAATAATGGAGAGATAGTATTTGACAATATTTCATTTAAATATAATAAAAATGATTCTAATTATTTATTTAAAGATTTTTCATTAAACATAAAATCAAATGAAAAGGTAGCAATATTAGGTCAATCGGGATCTGGTAAAACTACATTAATGAAAATGATTATTGATTTACATCAACCACAAAAAGGAAAAATAAAAATAGATGGTGTAAATGTTCATTATATAGATACCGAATATTTACGTAATAAAGTAATGTATGTTAATCAACGAACAACATTATTTGATAAAAGTGTGTTATATAATATTAAGTACGGTAACGAAATAATAACAAATAATAAAATATTAAATATAGTACAAAAATATCAATTAAATACTGTATATCAGGAATTAAATAATGGTCTTGAATCTCAATGTGGTGTAAATGGTGGAAAATTATCATTAGGTATGCAAAAAACCACTATTATATTAAGAGCAATATTAAATGATTCAAAAATTATTATTATGGATGAACCTTTAGCTGGGCTCGATTCTAAAACAAGACAAAAAATAATTAAATTAATTATAACAGAATGTAAAAATAAAACTTTGATTGTTATTACCCATGATAAAGAAATTTTGCCATATATGAATAAACAAATAAATTTAAAAAATTTAAAAGGTAATTAATTAATATTTATTCTTTTTATATATCAATAAATATTAATGAATATTAATAAAAAAGAAAGATATAATAATTTATATAAAGCAGTTGATATTTTAAATATAGAATTTTTAAAAAAACAATGGAAATATTTGATATTAGTATTGATAGTCAGTATTATAATATTACCTATTAATCAAATTTTACAACCAATATTTATATCAAATTTAATAAAATTGTTACCAAAATTAGATAAAAGTAAAAACTTATTTGATTTTGGTTATCATATTAAAGAAAAAAATGCAATATATTATATTTATTTAATTATCATATTTTTAGTTTTATTAAATGCAGGAGAATTAATAACACACGGTATAGATATTCATTTAAGAGTATATCAAGCTAAACATATAAGAGAAATAATATCTAATAAAATAATAGATAGATATAAAAATGATTATGAAAATATTAAAATTGGTGGATTATTGGAAAGACTAGCAAATTTAATAAGACTTACTAATAACATTTGGATGTTTTTATTTCAAGTAGTTATACCAGAAGGAATAGTAGCATTATCTATTATTATATATTTTTCATTTTATGATATACAATTATCATTTTATTTATTATCATCTATTGTTATTCCTATTATGTTATTATACTTAGCATATGATACTTATGAAAATTATGGAGATATTGCACAATCATATAGTATAGAAATATCAGATAAAATTACAGATACATTTAATAATTTGATTAATATTTATATTAATAATAATATTAAAAAAGAAAAAGATTTATTAAATAAAACTTTCGAAAAAGAAGCAAATGCGCATAAGGAATTAAAATATTTTGAAAATTCATATACACATTTTGTAATATTTATATCAATGTTATTATTTTTTTGTACATTTTTTAGATTATTACATATAAATAAAATTAAAAGTTTATCTGTTAAATTTTTAATATCGTCTTTTCTTATTTTATTAAATTTTAATCGTAGATTAAATGTTTCATTATGGAAAATAGGTTCTATATTTGGATGGTATTTAATATCTATGTCATATAATGCTAATTTTATAAATAATATATTATTATATAATAATCAAAAAAATATTAAAAATAATATAAATAAAGGTAAAATAGTTTTTGATAATATTTGTTTCAAATATAATAAAAAAGATAGTAAGTACTTATTTAAAGATTTTTCATTTATTGTTAATTCTAATGATAAAGTTGCTATTATTGGAAGTTCAGGATCTGGTAAATCAACCTTAATGAAATTACTAATTAATTTATATAAACCAGATAAAGGTTCAATTAGTATAGATAATGTAAATATTAATAATATAGATACAGAATATTTACGTAATAATGTAATGTATGTAAATCAAAATACAGTATTATTTGATAAAAGTGTGTTATATAATATTAAATATGGTAATGAAAGTATAAATAATTATGAAATATTGAAAATAATACAAAAATATCAATTAAATACTGTATATCAGGAATTAAATAATGGTCTTGAATCTCAATGTGGTGTAAATGGTGGAAAATTATCATTAGGTATGCAAAAAACCACTATTATATTAAGAGCAATATTAAATGATTCAAAAATTATTATTATGGATGAACCTTTAGCTGGGCTCGATTCTAAAACAAGACAAAAAATAATTAAATTAATTATAACAGAATGTAAAAATAAAACATTAATAGTCATTACTCATGACAAAGAAATTTTGCCATATATGAATAAACAAATAAACTTAAAAAATTTAAAAGATAATTAATTAATATTTATTCTTTTTATATATCAATAAATATTATGAAAAATGATAATTTTTATAAAACAGTTAATTTATTATATATAGATTTTATCAAAATTCACTGGAAAACCATAATAGCATTATTAATTGTTAATATGATATTATTTCCAACTATACAAATTATTCAACCTAAAATACTTACAGCAGTATTTGAGAATTTATCTAAAATAACAAGTAAAACTGAATTATTTAATTTTAGTGAAAATTATAATAACAAGACTCCAGTATATTTTTTATATTTATATGTAAGTATATGGATATTAATAATTATTGCACATACAATAAAAAATGGAATAGATCTTTATTTAAGCCCTGAATTACATGGTTATACAAGACATGTAATACATAATAAGATATTAGAAAGATATAAAAATGACTATAAAGATATAAAAATTGGAAATATTACAACATTAATGCATAGTATAAATAGAATAACATTATATGTATGGAATTTTATTTCACAGGAGTATTTACCAAATACATTGAGTATGATAATTGTTATGTTTTATTTTTTATACCATGATTTACAAATATTTTTATTTTTAGCATTTTCACTTGTATTATCATTCATTGGATATATATTAGCATTTGATATATATAATGATCAAAATGCTATAAGAGAAAAAAATGTAAGAATTATATGGAATAAGCTAGGAGATGATGTTAATAATTTAATGAATATTTATATAAATAATAGAGTAAAAAAAGAAAAAGATACATTTATTAATTTGAATAATAATGAAGTAAAAATAAATACAGATATGAAAATATATGAAAATATTACTGCTCATTTAAATCAGTTAGTTATGTTCAGTATGTATATTGCAGTATATTTTAGATTATTTCATTTATTAAAATTAAAGAAAAAATCATTATCGTTTGCAATATCATCTTTTATTATTTTAAATGGTATATTATATAATCAACTTGAAATAGTTTGGAAAGTTCAAACACACTTTTTTTGGTTTTTAAGTACAATAAATTATTATAGTGATTCTATTGGTGATATATTATTTAATAATAATGAAAATAATATTAAAAATAATATTAAAAATGGAAAAATAGTATTTGATAATATTTGTTTTAAATATAATAAAAACGATTCTAAATATTTATTTAAAGATTTTTCATTTACAATTAATTCAAATGACAAAGTAGCAATAGTTGGACGTTCTGGATCAGGAAAAACAACATTAATGAAAATGATTATTGACTTACATAGACCTCAAAAAGGAAACATTTATATCGACAGTGTAAATGTTAAAAATATAGATAATGAATATTTAAGAAACAAGGTTATGTATGTAAATCAAAGAACATTATTATTTGATAAAAGTGTAATATATAATATTAAATATGGTAATGAAAATATAAGTGATGATAAAGTAATAAAATTAATTCAAAAATATAATTTACAACCAATATATAAAGAATTACAAAACGGTCTTCAGTCTAGTTGTGGTGTGAATGGTAATAATCTGTCATTAGGTATGCAAAAAACCACTATTATATTACGTGCAATATTAAATGAATGTAAAATAATTATAATGGACGAACCGTTGGCCGGATTAGATCAACAATCTAGAACCAAAATTATAAAATTAATAATGAGCGAATGTAATAATAGAACATTAATTGTTATTACACACGATAAAGAAATATTACCTCATATGAATAAAAAAATCAATTTACAAAATTTAAAAAATAATTAAAGTTGAGTTAGAACATTTTCCAATGGAACACGTATTCTTTGCCAAACATTTTCAAATTCATTACTATCTTTATTAACTGACCATACTAAATGTTGTTTTCTATTAACATATGTAGCATATATTATTTTATCACGTCGTGTATAAGTTTTTTTAGATGTAAAATCAACTTTTAACTGATTACTATTAATTTTTTCAAAATATACTGTCCATTTTTTCTCATTAGGATCACTACCATATATAATTCTATTTTTATGATCGATCACTCTTAAAGCACCTGAATGATTTGGATCATACCAATATTCATATTTATTTGACATATATATATTAAATAAATATATTAATAAGGATATAAACCGTATTGATTCATTCCTAATATACCTTCACCATCTTGCATTTTTATACGAATATATCCATTTTCTCCCCAATTTTCTCCCCATGAATTTTTAACTATCCAGTATGGTACATCATTTGTTGTATTATATCCTACTAATAAAACTGCATGATTATTTGATTTTGAACAATCATCATCGTCAAATATGCCTTCACCATAAAATAAAAACTTCATAGGATCGCCAGCTAAAGCAATACATACAGGATTATGTTGTAATGCGTTTTTTAATGAAGTGGATGAATGTGATAATACATATTGATAACCTAATAAGTTTAAATCTTTAAATTCAGGTATATTACTTTGACATTTTCCTTCAGATCCAATATAAGGATAATCTTTTTCAAGAGGTAACCCGTTTGACCATAATATATCATCAAATGCTTTATGCATAAGTCCTCCATTACATCCAAAATTGGAATCAGAACAATCTACTAATTTTTGTTCAGAAAATGTTTTTAATTTACCAGTATTTAAAGCATACTTACTTTCTAATGCGCCTACTGTACTAAAAGCCCAACAACTTCCACATTTTCCTTGATTTTTTACAGGAGTTACAGCATTTTTTTGTCTATAATCAATATTAGCTGGTATTTTATTATATAAATTCATAGTAGTTTCAATATCACAATTTTTATTATTTAGAACCAATTCATCATGTTGTTTTTCTATTTCAAATGAAAATAAATTTTTCTTCAAATTTATAGGGTCTTCATCAGCAAAATGATTTAACCGTAAGGAAAATGAACTACTACTGTTTGTATTATGACTATTTATGAAGTCTATATTTTTCTTAAAATTAGTGTATCCTTTTTCTAATTGTGTATTACTATTGTATATTTTTTCATAAGAGTTTGTAAATTGTTGAAACGAGGAAAAGTCTTTTTTATATGGAATGTTAAACTTTTTTGAAAAAATAAATGTGTTTTCAAAAAATGCTAAAATAAATAGAAAATGCAATAAATTCATTAATATAATTAAATATTATTTAAAATATTTAATTATATTTTTACATTTGTATGGTGTGTTAATTAAAGTAATAATATAAACTAATACTTGTAGTTGCTGTAAAAAGTATTATAATATTTTTCCAGTTAAAATATTTTATTTTTATATAATAACTTTTAATTATTTTCTCTCTAGTTCTATTATCATTACCAGCAAGATGATGTATATACGGTTTGTAATTTAAATATGGTAATTCATAATCATAAAAATGTTGTAATACCCCATAATTTAAAACAAAGCTATTATCTTTAAAATTTCTATAATTTGTATCATATAAATAACGAAATACAGATTGATCATAAACATGATGTAATTTTTCTGAAACCTGTATAATATCTTCGTTGTGTATCATTTTATATAAAAATTCTTTATTTTCTTCTGTATTTTTCATTAAAAATATACCATTATTTATATAATATTTTTTAAATTCAGATGATAAATATTGTGTTATAGTATAACTTAATATACATGTATGTGAATAATGTATATATTTTATTATGTTTTCTAATGGAGGTGAATCTATATAAAAATATGCATCGGAATCTATCCATACAATCCAATCATAATTATCAATATGTCGTAATAATAACGGATAACGTTCATAATGAGGTGTTAAATCTGTTAGAAAATTATCATTCGAAACGATCAAATCGTATCCGTATTTTTTACAATACATTTTATTTATCTCTCTGGAATAATATGCATAGTTACTTATATTTTCAGTATAATACATGCATATTGCTATATTCATTAACTAAAATAAAAGAATTAAATTTATATTAGTTTAGTTATAATTAATATTTACAGCTTTTATAAAATACAGGAAATGGAATAACATCTTTTATATTTGCTATACCTGTTATTAACATTAATAATCGATCAAATCCTAAACCAAATCCACCATGAGGACAACTTCCATATTTTCTTAGATCCAAATAAAATTCCATTGATTTCTCATTTACACCTTTTTGCTTCATAGCATTTAATAATTTAAAATGTATATCTTCGCGCTGAGAAGCACCAATTAATTCACCAATACCATATGGCATTAATAAATCAAAACTTTCACAAGTTTCATCATCACATTGTTTCATATAAAAACTCTTTATTTTAAATGGCCAATGTGTTACAAATACTGGACATTGATATTTTTCAGTAATGTAATTTTCATGAGCAGAACCTAAATCATCGCCGTCTTTTAATGTATCCAATTTAATTTTCTTTTCTTTAATATCATTATTAATTTCCACAATTACATCTTTATATTTTACACGTTTGTATTTACACATTTGTAAATGATATAATTTGTCACATATCCCTTTACTAATAAATTTATTCAAATTTTCAATATCTTCACCACTTCGAATAAATATTTCAGATATTGAATATTTAATCATTTCTTCACTTATATTCATTAAATCATCCAACGTGTTATTGACCATTTCAATTTCCAAATGAGTAAATTCAGAGACATGTTTTGTAGTACATGAATGTTCGCTTCTAAAACTTTTATTCACTGTATAAACATTACCCAATGAACATGCCATAGCCTCGAGTTGTAACTGTGATGAAACAGTCAAAAAAGTAGGACAATTAAAGTGATCACTAGACCAATCGTATTTTCCTTCTTTCGTTTTTTTCATTGTATCTAAATTTGTTATATCATTTTCAGTAATTTGAAATACACCAGCCCCTCCTTCACATTCATTTGTAGTAATAACATTTGGATCTAAATGTAAATACCCTTTTGAATGATAGAAATCGTGTAATATTTTCATAAGAGTAGATCGAATACGAAAAACACTTCCGAATACGTTTGTTCGCGCTCTTAAATGAATATGGTTTCTTAATGTATCTAAATTCATTTTTCCTTTTGCAAGTGGATAAGATGAATCTACGTTTCCAATAATTGTATAATTAAATAATAACAATTCAAAATCTTGACCTTTTGCAGGTGATTCTACCAATTTGCCACTACAATTTAAATAAGTACCCATATATACGTCTTTAAAAAATTGAGTAATTTCTGATTGCTTCATATTTTCATCACTAATAATAATTTGAATACCTGATACATTTGATCCATCATTTAAATTACAAAATCCCAATGTAGAACTAGAACTTCTAACGGTTCTTACCCACCCATGAACATTTACTTCTTTATTTTCCCAATCTTTGTTTATAAATGTTTTAATAGACATTATATTATTTATATGATGTCTATTATCTAAATCACTTTTATAACTATATTACCATTTAGATTTTCTAACGTTAATAACAGGTCCATTACCTTTTTTTCTTGAGGCTCTAGGGTCATATTGTTCTTCTTCATCATCTGATCCAATACCCTTAGATATATCCCAATATTCTTTTGAACCTAATTTAAAATCATTATGTGGGCTTGCTTTATACCAAAAAATTTGATCTTGCAATTTATTTGATTTTGCATTATTATTTATAACTAAACATTCAAAATTTTCAGTACATTGATCCATTACTTGACAAAAAGACTCAAATGTTGGAAACATTCCGGCATAATTATCATATATACGTTTTCTATTTGTAATATAAGGTTCCCTTAATATGAATACGTAATCAATATTAGTTCTTAAATTAGGAGGAATACCTAATGGATATTGCATAGTAATTATACACATAATTTTCCAATGACGTCCATTCATAAATAATAATCTCATCATTTTATCTTTAGACCACGAAGCATCGTATAAACAATCATCTAGAATTAAGAAGGTTCTAGGATCAATTGTAGTTTTTCTATATGTATCTATTTCCTTTTTCATTTCTTTTAATACACCACGTTGGCGTTTTAATACATTTTCAACAATCACTGTATTATATTCATCATGAATAAATAATTTTGGTATCATAGTACCATAAAACCCATTACCTTCTTCAGTGCCTGATATAACTGTTCCAATTGGTATATCTTGATGATGATATAATAAATCACGGACTAAGAAACTTTTACCAGTGTCACGTCGCCCAATTAATACAACTACAGGTCCTTTATTTTCATTTGGTTTAAAACTTATTTGCTTCATATCAAATTTTCCTAATTCTAGATTCATAATATAATTTATTACGAAATTTAATAAATGTAAAAAACGAATATATTAAGTTAAAAAGCTTAATATTTTATTTATTATTAATTCATAGCAATAATGTTAAATGTTTCTTATGCTAAGAAAAAAAATATGGATATTCTTAAGGAATTAGAATCCGATGATTTTACAAATATATTGAATGTACAGCGATATATACCAATTTATAATAGATTTTTCGAATTAAATAGTACAAATTATAACAATGTAATGTTCGAACAGAACTATCATTTATCTAATTTTATAAAAAAAGAAAATTTAGAATCAAATACATATTTAGTAAATGTTACTTCTAATATAGACAACGAATTGGAAAGAAAAATGTTTTGCAAATTTTCTCCTTTAGTTGATCCTGTAAAATATATGATGGGAAAATATGAAAATAATAATATAAATAATATGCCTAGTTTTAAAAATAATGAAAATGTTCATGAAAAAATATTAAATGAAAATAATTGTGCTTATATTGATGGACTTTTTACGTTTTTTTCAAGTAAATTATTAAATGTTAATTTTAAACATGGTATAGAATATTACGGTTCATTTCTAGGAAATAAACAGAACTATTATTATAATGTTAGTGAAGATTTAGAATATATTTCAAATTCTAGTTATTTTTATGATAATTTAAATAAATTATATAAAATAGAAAATCCAGGATATGAAGAAGAAATATTACAACATAGTACTAAAAATAAGAAAAGTCTTCATTTTTTAAATGATGAAAATATAAAACTAGATGATATTAATGAATTAACAAATAATAATTATGATAATGTATTTCAAGAAACAATAAATAAAAATTTAGAAAGTGAAGAATTAGTAGAATGGAACTTAAAAATATCTGATAACAATGATGCAATATCTATAGTATCTGATAATAGTGATTGTTCATCTAGAAGTTCAGATACTGAAAATAGTGAAGATGAAAATAGTGATTTTGAAGACGACGAATCTGATGAAGAGTCAGAAGAAGATGATGACGATTGTACATCAGAAGAAGATTTAACGGCTGTTATATATAATTATCCAGTACAAGTTATATGTATGGAAAAATGTAAAGATACATTAGATAATTATATGAATATAAAAGATATAAAATGTGAAGAATGGAGATCAATAATGTTTCAAATAGTTATTACATTAGCAACATATCAAAAAACATTTAATTTTACTCATAATGATTTACATACTAATAATATTATGTATATCGAAACAGATGAAAAATATCTAGAATATAAATTTAATAATGTTTATTATAAAGTGCCAACATATGGAAAAATATATAAAATAATAGATTTTGGCCGTTCAATATATAAATATAAAAACGAAGTATTTTGTAGTGATAGTTTTAATAAAGGAGAAGATGCAGATACCCAATATAATACTGAACCTTTTTTTGATGAAAATAAACCAAGATTAGATCCCAATATGAGTTTTGATTTATGTAGATTAGGATGTAGTTTATTTGATTATTTTATTGAAGAATTGGAAGATCAAGATAAGGTATATAAAAAAAATGAAATGGCAAAAATGATTTGTGGATGGTGTATTGATGATAAAGGACGTAATATATTATATAAAAAAAATGGCGACGAACGATATCCAGAATTTAAATTATATAAAATGATAGCACGTTCTGTAACAAAATATGTACCAAAAGATATAATTAAAAGTAATGAATTTAAAAAATATATAGTAAATGGACCTAATGAAGAAAATATAAAAAATATAATGAATATAGATATATTAAATATTTAAAAACATATTATTATTGTAAGTTATAATATGTTTAAAGCTACAACAGTTATTTCGAATTCATTATTAATATCAACGTTTGCTGTTTCTGGTGGTTTATTTAATTATTTTTATAATAAATTTCATAAAAATAAATATGAAGTATATTATAATTATGGAGATATTCCAATAATATATAATAATGGATTTTTTATAGGTGGTATTATTGGTTTAACTATTGGTTATTTAAAATGTCCATATGTATTATGTCAGATACCAAAATTAGAAAATTAAATAAAAAAAATTGAAATTGTAAGTTACATATATATAATTTAACTTACAATATGAATAAAGAACAAATCGCTAATAAATATAAACTAAGATTAGACAATCATCACGACGAAATGGTAATTAATGCAATGTTTGCAATTAAAAAACATAAAATGGAATCATGGATATATGATTTTGACGACCGACATGGATTTTTAATGTCAACGCATGATAATATATATATATTATCAGATGAATTACAAGATGATGCTCATAGTGGATGTAGTTTTGCATGTACATTACGTGTGTGTCAATCATTATTAACTAAAGAACATAACAATGAATTAATAGTAGAAGATATCGAAAATGAAAGTAATGAAACCCCTGAAACAAATAATTTAGAACCTATAAATAAAAAAATTGCAATAGAAGATATTGATCATGAAAAAATAAAAGGATCAGGAAAAGTTTATAATTTATATGGTGCAATGGATGAGCATAATAAAAAAGCAATGGATGTAGCTGCATCTTATGGAATGGATTCAGCATTTGATTATATGACTAAAGGAATTAGAGATGGAACAATGGATTATGCTACTATGAGATCATTATATGGATAAATTAAAAATCAGGACTATTAGTAAATACAGCGGTTATACTTTTTTTATTATCAGCTAAAAATGATATAGGATCATCGCCAACTTGTTGTACAAAAAATATACCTAATACACATGAAAAATAAACTAAAAACATGTCTTTTAATATTATTTTTAATGGCTTATTTTCTTTTTCAATTAATCTCATTTCACCAAATTTAATAACTAAATAACAAAATGATATTAACGCAGCTAAAACAAATGGATTATCCATTATTAATTTAATATATTATTAATTTAATAATATAATAACGCAATTAAGTTAATATTTCAATATCATCTAAAATAGGATCAGAAATATCTAATTTAATTCTTGGTTTATCTGATAAATCATGAATATCTAATTCTGTTAAATTAACAGACGTATCTGCAATATTTATTTTACTTTTGAAAAAATCTTCTTCTTCTTCTTCTTCTTCCTCTTCTTCTTTACGTTGTTTATTTCTTATTTCACTTATCTCTTCTAATCGTTCAATAGTTTTTGGTGCAGACACTTCAACTTCTTTATTATTTTCATCTAATGTTTGATCAAAATCATTAAATTTTAATGTATTTTTTTGGGCTAATTCTTTAATAGTATCTTCTTGTTTCTTAATTTCTTCTTCTAAATTTTTTGATTGAGTAATAGTTTTAGTTTCTTCTATAGTATCATCTAATTTTTCAGGTTCTTCTATTTCTACTTTTTCCTCAATTACTTCCTGAGATACATCGTGTTCAATAGATTCCTCCATATAAGCACGTAAAATATTTTCAATAGGCATACTATCACGAATGGATAGTAATATAGAATCTTGTACTATTAATTCTAATTCTCTTAAATTTTTTTGTTTTTGTAAAGGTTGAATATTTGATTCATATAAATAAACATTTGCATATACTTTTCTAGCAGTATAAATATATGTTTTATGAATAAATTCATGTAATACAGGTATAGAAATATCTATTTTTTTTTGCTTTTTTCCTACTCGAATACATGTAAGTAATTTTAATTGAATAATATGAACACATGATAGTAGTTCTTCTAAATAACTACAATTACTTTTTTCAATTATTCTTTTACACTCGTTTTGAACAATTTCTTGATTCCATTTTGGAACACGTGCTATTAAGTTTTGAAATGTCATTAAATATTTCTCTTGTTCATCATTATCTTTGCACATATTCCATGCTTCATCAAACATAGAATTATATCCTTCTATAATTAAAGGTGTTAATATACTTACTAATCTAGCAGACCATTCATTTCTAGATTCATTCAATGTAGATAATGTAAAATCGTCCATTTTGTAAATTTACAACATTTATTTACTAAAGTTACAACGAATAGTATTTATTAATACTAATATAAACATTTTTTCATTATAATACTCTAATCTTTCTTTATTTAATGTAATTAATAATTCATATTTATTCTCTATTTTGAATTTTTTATCTTTTATAACATTTAATATATCAATACCACTGAAGCCTTTTTTATAAATTTTCTCACAAATACTAATCAAATCGTCATTACTATTTTTTAGTTTGTTCAAAATATCCAATAATTGTTTATTATTTTTTTTATATATTAATTCATTATTATGATTATAAAAATTATTTTCACAATCATTTATTTTTGGTAAATGAACATATATTTCACAAAATCTAGATAATATTGGTTTTAATATTTTTAACTTATCTTCAACTATAATTATAAAGCGAGTAGAATGACTAAATTGTTCTATACATCTTCTAAGAGCAGATTGGGCATCAATAGTTAATTTGTCTGCATTATTTAGTATGATTGTTTTAAATATACCATCAATTAATGATATATTTTTCTTTGCAAAAAATTTTATATCTTCTCTTACAAATTTTATACCTTTACTATGAGCACATTCGACATACATAATATAATCTTTATAATTCGCTAATCCTTGATAATTTTTAGTAATAAAATCATTAACTATTCGTTTTTTTCCACTACCATTTTCACCATAAAATAATAAATGTGGTACTATTCTATTATCTATAAAATGATTCAATGTATCATATATTGATTCATGATATATCATGTTAATTGATATAAATATACAATATATTTATATCATTTAAACTCAAACACTATTATTTAAAGAATGTGTATATGGATTTTGTTTAAACGCATTAAGTAGGTTAGGATTAATTCTATCATAATCTGTCTTTTGTTCTAATTGTGCATAAGGTTGATCTAATTTACCATATGTTTGACTAGATGGAGGTATTGCGCTAGCATTATTAGGTATCCACATTCTATTATTTTGTCTATCAGATTCTTTTTTACTAATTAATACATTTTCGGTTTGATTAAACATTTGTGTTCCACCATGATTAGCTCTATTTCTAACTAATTGTTGTTTTGTTTCATTATTTGTTTGTTTATATGCACTATCATATACGGTTTGACTATTACTTATACCATCTCCACCAGCATTACCAACGTAATACATTTGTGTAGTATCTCTTTGATTTCCACTTAATGGTTGAGAAACTGGTGTATAACTTCCTTTACCATCTGCTTGAACATTCCAGTACATATCTTGATCTTTTGCCATTTGTCTATTTGTTGTTCTTAATGATTCATTTGGATTATTAACATATGATTGTGGTACTTGACTTTTTAAGTCGCCATATAATCTAACATTTCCAACTACATTTTCCTTTCTAGAAGGTCTTAATATATCCATTAATGGAGCGACCGCTGCGCCTAAAGCATTTCCTACACCACCAAATACGCCTATCTGGGAATTTGCTGTTCTATTATTTTCATATATTTTATAAGAATCAACTGAATAATTATTAGGATCAGCTGGTTGATGACCCCCTGCATTAGCTATAGCAAAATTTTCAGGACCATTTACTATTCTTTTACTTTCTCTATATTTAGATTCTCCTAAATTAGTCATATTTGGACCACGAGCTATACCTTCATATGAACTAGATGTATTTTCTTTAATATCACTATGTACATTTGCTATACTTCTTGATGTAGGTGCTGTTTCTGCACCGACTGTTGTGAAAAAACTAGATGTACCACTAGTTTCATGATATGTTTCTGGTCTATTTTTTTCAACAGCTGCTTGGTAACCTATATTTTTAATATGAGAAGCTGCGGGCCCTTGATGACCTTCTAAACTATATGTTACTTTAGGATTTGTAGCAACTCTTAAATCATCAACTGTTTTAGGCATCCATTTATCTCTAGACACCATACCAGAATTAAATCCATTATTTCCATCAGTACCATAACCTTGATCTAGACCGGGTGCAACCATTTTTTTATCCCATGGTAACACATTTGATATTTTTGTACCAGGAACTACACGTGATTGCATAAAATCATTCATATTTGGCATACCATTAGCATAATGTAAATTTTCAGTAGGTTCAAATAATGGAGCATTTGATTTTTTTTGATTAATTAAACTTCCATTTCCTATTTTATTATCTAATAATGCTTGATATTTATCATCACCTTGATTTTGAAGCATTTTACTTCTATAAAATGGCTGCATGTTATTATGATTAAAATCAGTCATATCGATATTTTCACCTGTTAAACTTTTATTTACAAAATTATTATTTGAATTACTTTCATCAACATGTAATGGTTGTATTAATTTGGTAGAATCAAAAAAATTATCGGTTGTTTGGGATCCTTTATAATCTTTATATAATTTATCTTTGTATTCTTGTCTATTATCAATATTTAAGTAATTATTTTGGTCATTTATAATATTTTCATCTACTTGATTATTTTGTAACTTATTAATAACCGAAACATTATTATCGTCATTACTATCTATTGTATTTCTATTTTGCATTCCTTCTGTATAATTTACATCATTATTTGGACTTCGATTATTTGATATAACATATAATCCTCCAAGGGCTACTAAAGGTATTGCTAATTCCATTATTATAAATATATATAATATTTATAATAATTATAAATAATATTATATATATATATTATATATGAATAGTGAAATACAGAAATATATATTAAATTTCTTCATAAAAATGCCTCTAAATAGGAAAAAGGAAAAAGAAAATATTTACATATATAATCCTATAAGTGAGCAATTTAATATGAAACTACTATGCTGTTTTCCTGATTGTAAAAAACATAAAAATAATCTAAAAATATCAAATGATTGTATATTAAATTCGCTTGATTATTATGATTTAATTATTATATTTAATGTAGATTTTACAATTGAAAATAAAATAGATAAATTTTTAGATTTATTATCTGATAAAGGAGAATTATGGGTCTTATGTTATCCAGTAAGTGAAATAGAAAAATGTATTAAATCAAATCTATTTGATTTTAAAAAAATACCTGGAATTAAAAATAAAAATGATGAAATTATGAAAGAAACATTAGAAGTTGTAGAAATGTTACTAATGCCTACTAAATCAGATCCACCTATTAGTCCAAAATCTCGCGTATTGCTAGAAAAACAGATAGATCGATTTGAAAATATTATAGATAAAATAAATAATAATTTTAATTATACCAAAAGTTCTTCTAATATTGGTAATAAAATTAAATTTTATATAGTTAAAAAAAGGAAAAATTTTACTTCTTCTTAATATTTATTATTTTTATCATAATAGTCTTTTTCTAACATTCTTGTATTTAAATTATTATGAAATGGAATACATATATTTTCTTGTGGATCTAAAAATAATATTTTTTCTTTATATTGTTGCTTATCCCTCAATTCCCATGCTGGATTAGTTGCTCTAGATTGTTGAACAGTTTTTTGATTTGTTGGATAATTTTGTAATTCTTTACTATATATATTCCACTTTTTCTCATTGGTATAACAGTCTCTGCTTAATTTATTATTTAATCCTCTTAGATCATTATCTATTAAAATGGCATTATTATTCCAATTCGCACCCCATTTTTGTAATCTTAAATAAGGATCTTCTGTGAATGGCATATTAACACCATTACCAGGTACATTTAACATATATCGTCCTGTATATGTTTGCTCTTGCATTTGCTTTTGCATTCGGCATTCATCATCGTGAAATCTAGTAAATGACATTATTACTATTGAATGATAAAATAAATTATTAAATATATTTTATGATTTACCAATTAGGTCGTTGATTATTTTTTATAACCAATGGTTCTGGAATTTGAAGAGGTAATTTATCAAAGAATGTTAAATTATCCAATTCATTAATTTGAGGAGTAACTGGACCTCTTGGTTTTACTAAATTAGTAGAATTAATACCAAATAAATATGATTCAGTTTCTATAGGATTACTCGATAATTTATCTCTCGGTAAGTTAGGTGGATTCAATCCATATGTTGGTATATGTGTTGTATATGATTCTCCCCATTGTGAGTGAGTATATGTATTATATAACATATTATTTTGAAACTGTCGTTGTTCGATACAATAATTATTTTTTGTATTTTTATTTCTGGTAGATGCCATTAATCTATATTAATATATTAATATTTTACATAATATTTATTGTATGAAAATATTGTTTTCTAATTCTTTAAAATCATCATCAGACAATGTTTTATTATATACATTTTTGATTATTTTACTAAATATATCAAAATTTTCAAATGAATATAATATCATATAAGCATGTTCTTCTGAAAACTGAGAATACTTTTCCTTTATTTTTTCTATAATTAGTTTAAATTTTTCATTGTCTTTTAAATATGTAAAAACAAATAATTGTATATTTTTTATTTTTTCTTCATTATATTCATCTATCATAAAGAATTTCAAAAATTGGTCACGATATATATCATCATTGTCGCTTTCTTTGTAATCTAGATTTAATTCAAGATCAATCATTATATTTATCTTGAATTATTTTTTAAGTTATTTTTATTATTAAACATTTCTATCTCTTTCTAATTCTCTTGAAGCAACACCACCTCTTACCCATCCAGGTGAGGCAACACCTTCTACTATATGTGTAGGATCTACAATGCTATTTTGTAATGATGGAATCATAGGAATATTACTATATTTCATATAAGATTGTTCTGAAAGTTGATTAATTGATTTTTTATTTACTAATTGCTCACCGTGTAAGATAAAGGTTTCTTGATTTATATCTACATTTCCTTTTCCTAAATAAGGAACAGTTAAGTAAGGTCTTTGTAATAAAGACAATTTACATGCAGAGTTTGTTGGTATTTTTCCAACAGTTAAAAATGAATTTTCATCAATGTTACATCCACCTAACCCAACACTATTAGAACCTTTGTAATTAACATTAGGTTGTTGTGTTGCAAACATTATTGGTTTTTTCATATTACACTCAGAAACAAAATGATTAGTCAACATATAATTAGTATTTTTGACATTTTGAATATCACTTTGATTTAAACTACATAGATCAGTTCCTATTCTAGACATGCGGTCAAATGTATAATCATGAGTACTAGACATATATATATAGTTCATATATATTTTATTTTTTAATTTATTGTGTAAATTTTTCTTTTTTTTCAATAAACATATTATCCTTAACTGTTGCACTATTACCTGTTAAATAATTTAAAGTTGCTTTATCATATTCAGGAACTTTATAATATTGTCTAGATTGTCTGTCTAAATTAAAATTACTTTCTAAATCTTTTTCTAGTTTTATATTATTCATTATTGATGTATTATCACGAATTGTATCTAATAAATGTGCATTATTAATTTGTTTATTTGTTTTTTTTACTTTACTTTCACTGCCAATACTATCACTTAATAAATGATTATTTAATGGATTTTGTTTATCCATAGATGGAGATTCAGATAATACTAATTCAGTATCTTTCCATGGTAACATTGATACAAAACTTTCTTTAGTTTTTTTACTATTATTACTTGTATTTTTATTAACATCTTTACTATTATTTTTAGATTCCATTTCCTTTTTATCATTTTCGTATGATGTATTATCATATAACACTCTTCCTTGTTCTGTTATTATTTTTTTATTGTATAAAAATGTTAATATACATAATACTATTAATCCAATAATTAATATATTTAAACTTCTAAATATAATTAGACCTATTATTGTTAAAAATACAATTAATCTACATAATGCATTCATTTTTTCAATATAGGTCATATTAGAGGTTGGCCATAGCTCTATTATATTTTCTTTATCAAATAGAATTTTTGGATCTTCTAACCAATATACTGTAGTCATATATATTTTACTGTATATTTATTTTTTACCTTTTTTCTTTTTTTTCTTCTTATTATTCTTTGATTTACTGATTTTATTTTTTTCTTCTTCATCTTCTTCTTCTTGAATTAATTCCATTAATGCTTTATCCCTCTTCTCAATTTCTTCTGGTGTCATATTTTCAAATTGTTTTTTTAATTCATCTAATTGTTGATTCATTGATTTTTTTTCTTCCGCCCTCTTTTTAGCTCGTTCCATCATTTTTTCCTTATTTTCTTGTTCTTTTTGCATTCGTTCAAATGCAGCTGTATTAAATCTAGCTTTTTTTCCCATACCAGGTATATTCATACCCTTAAATAAACTTTGTAAATTATCCATTCCGGGCATATCCTTCATTTTTTTCATTAATTCACTTGCTTCATCCATTAATTCGCTTTCTTTTATATCACCTGACTTAATCTTACTATCTAACTTTCCTCCAACTTTTTTAACCAATCCCATTAATTTTGTAGGATTTTTAAATAACTTTTTAAATACATCTTCTTCTGAGTCAATATTATTTACGTCTATATCCATTTCTGCCGCAGTTTCTTCCGCTATTTCTGTTGCTAATTTTCCTAATTTACCATCCATCATAGATGAAATATGTTTATGTAGTTCATCAGCATCGGGCAAATTACTTTTATCAAACATACCTTTTTTTTCTTGTTTTTTGTTTGTAGTATTTTTTTTACCTTCATTATCTTCTTCTCCTTCTTCATCTTCGTCTTCTTCATCTATATTAATACCCATATTTTCAAACATACTCGACATATTTTTTATTGTATCTTCCAATTTATCACGAAAATCAGTTTCATTAATTGCTTCGAATAATTTAGCTGTATCACCAAATGATTCATTTGACTTTACATGAGATACAACTGAAAACAATACTAATTGTAGATATTTCCATATTTTATCTTTCATAGTATCTGTAATACCCTCTAAGTTCCATAATTCTACAAAATCAATATTTGGTAATAATTCTTTTTTATTATTTTCAGATTTTTCAAATAATTCTTCACGTTGATACAAAATGTCAAAAAATTTCTCAGGAAATTCTCTCATAACATGATCAAATAGAAACTGAGTATTCAATACACTCTCTTCTTCATTATGAATATAATATGTAGTTATAATATTCTTATATTCTCCAAAACTATTTTCAATATCATCAATAAAATCTGTTATTATTTTTTCAAACTCTTTAGAATAAGGCGCATGATTTGATTTGTCCTCCTTGTTCTCCTTTCTTGTTTCTTTCTCACTTTCAAAAGACATACTTTTATATATCTTATATTTTTAAATTATATAATTAACATATTATATAATATAAATTCTTAACCATAATAAATATGATTTTCTCCAGAATTCCAATATAAATTGGATAATTTAATTAAATTTGTTACATATTTAATTGCTGTAGATTTATCATCAGTTTGCATTATTTTTACTCTATGACGCATCATTTCTAATGTTTTTAATGTTAGATCTGCATTACTACCTAAATTTCGAACATCATGACTATAATCTTTAGATACAAAGAAAGCCTCACATTCATCTACATTCCCATTTAACATTACTTTTTCGTATGGTATTGTTATATATCTTTGCCATATAGAAATTAATAATTTTGGATTCGTTTTTTTAACCATAATAGCTAAATTTTTTGCTTGCGGTATTGTTACTTCATCTGGAAAAACTCTATATATATCATCACAAAATTGAAAAAATTGGTCGTTAAATGTTTTCATATAAACTGTATTATTTACCATTGTCATCCCTTATTATACTTATAATTATATATGTCTTTAATATAATTTAAAATTGATTATAAATTTAATGTTATTATATATAACATTATGGAAAATATAGCAAAATATTCAAGTTCAACATACACCTTTTTATATTATGAAAAATTTATTAAAAAAAAGTATAATAAAAACTATTGAGTAAATAAATTAATTATATATTCATCTTTTATAAAATCTTCTATTTTTTTATTCTCTAATATACATGTATTATAACTCTCAACAAATTTAGATCTACCAGATAGATTAGTTTCATGTGATAAAGATAATATTGTTTTACAGGGATCCAGTTGAATAACTGGAAGATTTAAATTTAATAGAAATTTACCTTCCTCTGCACTTATATCTTCATTATTATAATTAGTTATTTTTAATAAATCTTTTTTAAATGCTAATGTTCCAGAGAAACAATGATTTATAGATGTTGGACCAATTGCACCTATCATTTCATAATTTTTAAAATAATTATACAATACATTTGATCCAGCACAATAAACATTTGGACTATTAATTAATATATTAACTGCATGTGATACTCTTTCGGGTGGATAATAATCATCATCGTCTATATTTACTATTATATCACCTTTTGCATAATAATTACATAAATTTCTTTTTTCTCCTAAAATAATTGGTTTATCTCTTTTATATCTATAATATCTTATTTTTGGTAAATTATTTGTTTTTGATGCCTCATTTAATATATCTTCTATTTCTTCGTCACCATCATTTACTATTATCCATTCCATTTTATCTTTGGGATAATCTTGTAATTCAATACACCTTATTACCATTGGTATGTATCTTCTTCTATTAAATGTTGGAGTACATAAACTAACAAGAGGTAACTCTTCTGACATATAATTTATTATTATATATTTTATTTTAATTAAGTACGAGGTTTTGGTAAAGGTATTTCTTTATTTCTAGATTCTACTAATTTCTCTAACATATTTTCATCTGTTCCTATTTTATCTGGTGTATATGTATCTGGTGGAGTATTCATATATGTATTATAATCTATTGTCGCATAACTATATGTTTGACTCATTCCTGCATTTCCATCTGAAGAACTAAATTCTTGTATTGGAGTATCTAAATAACTATAAAAATCAGATACAATATTATCACTTCCACCAAAAAAAGAAAATGGTGAAGGTTCTAAATCATTCGTATTTGTTTCTTTTTCTTTCATAGAAATAAATTCAATAATTTCATTTCCAAATAGAACTCTATTACCATAACTTTGTAATGATAAAGCAGGAACTTTATCAACTGTTTTTTCAACTTCAAATTCATCGCCATTTCTTAACTTAACAAAAATACTATCGTTTTTTAATATTCTATTGTCTAAAGATATATAATTAAACTCGTCTTTGATCATTGATTTAGATAATTTAGTAATAATTTTATTTGAATGAGGACAATGACTACTATAATATAATATATTCATATAATTATTGACATTATAATATTGTCAATAGATATACGTATTATTTATTAAATATTAATTATTTATTATTATTTAATAAAATTGATTAATAAATTTAAAAGTAAATAGTTATATAATATAATGGAACCGTCTTTGCAAAATATCTCAGATAATAATACTAATCTTGAATTTACACTTACAGGTGTAGATACAAGTATTGCTAATTCATTACGTAGAATAATTATTTCCGATATACCTTGTTTTGGATTTAGAACATCTCCATATGAAAAAAATGATGCAATAATTGAAAAAAACACAACACGATTTAATAATGAAATTTTAAAACAACGTTTAAGTTGCATTCCTATTCATATTACTGATCCTAAGTTTCCATATGAAACATATGAAGTTGAAATAAATAAACAAAATGAATCAAATAAGGTTGAATTTATTACAACTAAAGATTTTAAAATTAAAAATACATTAAATAATGAATATTTATCAATTGAAGAACAGAAAAAAATATTTCCACCAGACACTATTACTAAACATTATATTGATTTTGCTAGATTAAGACCTGCTATTTCTGATGAAATTCCAGGAGAAATATTAGTTATGAAATGTAAAATATCAAAAGTAAAAGGCAATATTGATTATATGTATAATAATGTTAGTGTTTGTTCTTATGGGAATACAATAGATTCATCTAAAGCTGAATCAGAATGGAATAAATTAGAAAAGCAATATTCTAAAGATAAATCAGAAGAAGAAATACAAAAATTATATAATAACTATATGTTATTAGATGGTAAAAGACAATATATAGCTAATAGTTTTGACTTTCTAATAGAAACTATTGGTATTTATAAAAATCAGGATTTGGTTAAAATAGGATGTGATGAATTAATTAAAAAATTTAATAAAGTTGTATCACTAATAGATGATGATACACTAACTATTAATAATAGCGAGAATACTAATAATAATTCTTATGATATCATTTTAGAAAATGAAGACTACACTATTGGTAAGGTAATTGAATTTTTACTATATACTAAATACTTCAAAGATAATAAAAATAAGAAGATTAGCTATTGTGGATTTTTAAAAAAACATCCCCATGATGACTTTAGTATAATCAGAATAATATATGATAATGATGTAAATGATAGTTATATTAAAAATGATATTAAAATTGTTTCACTTTTAGCTATTGATATATATAATAAAATTAAGTCCCTATTTATATAAAATTGTAATGCGTAAAAATATTTTATATAAATAAATAGTATATGGTTTCACAAATATTTAAATTAGATTTTGATAATCAAATTTTATGGAATTTATTGTCTTCCATCTGTGAAAAAAAAAATGAATATTATTTAATAAATAAAGAAAGTTTTAAAAGAGGTCATTTATTTAGCAATAGTATAAGTGATTTTTATAATGAAATTTCATCACATTATCATCATTCTAAAAAACATTATCTAGAAAATGCGGTTACATATAAAAAATTTTTAACTATTATTAGACAAGTGTGTAAAAATAATAATATACTTTTTAGATCTGAAATTAAATATATGAAATCAACATATGAAATTATATATTATATATATCACAATCCGAAATTATAAATATTGAGATACTGATTTTTTTAATATATATGATATATTATAATTTGTATTAATGCATTCATCAAAGTTTGCTTTAGCAAACCAACTAAAGTGGTGTCTTTCTAAAATTTTGTCATATGGAATATAAACACCTAATATATTTTTATTGAATGATATATGTTTTTCACTAAAAAATAATTCCAGTGACATTACTTCACCATTATGTGTTTTTACACCTAGATAATCAGCATTTATTAATGATGCTTCATTGTTTTTAATTTTCTCGTATATTAATCTATTAATTGAATTATTAAAATTATTTTCATCTGTTGTATTATTATGAATTGTTATTTCAATAGATTTAATAATTTCATTAATTACAGGATTTTCACGTGTTGATCCCATAAATCTATAATTAGGATATAACATAGTCATATCTGATAAATTAGAATTTTCAATAAATTCACCAAAAAATGGTTTATTTGAATTTTTATATATATTTATTAAATCTTGATAACAAACAAAACTATAAGGCGCTAGTAATCCTCCATATTTATATATTAGTTTCATTAATCCTAGAGTTCTCATATATCCCAATATAGGTTCGTCTATTAATGTCATATCTATTTTCCAATTTGGTAGCAACTGTTCGAAACTATCGTCATTTATTATACATACATGAAATGAATCACTGCATCTATCAATAATACTTTTAACACAAATATAAATATAATCTTGATTTATGTTTTCGTTACTTCGCGAATAAAATGAATCCCAATTTCTACTATTTTTTTTATAAGGAACATGTATCCATAATATTGGTTTTTTTAATCTATTACTTGTTATTTCCTTTAATAAATAATCATTTATCATTACATTATTTTTTTCAGTATCGTTGTCATTTTCTTTTTTTTCATATTCTTTATATAATGAACTTATTATATACAATGACAATAATGCTGCACCCACTTTAATTATACTTGAATTCATTATATCTTTCATATATAATATATGAAGGATATAATTTTTTTAATAGCATTAACATTATTCTTAAATATTATTAAACTAAATCTTAATACTAATTTATTTATACGATATTCTTTGTAATCTACTCATAAAAATATCATTATTTTTTTCTACTTTTTCTTGTTTTTCTAGTAATTGAAATGCAATTCTATTTGCATTTTCTTCTTCAGTTCTTCTTCTTTGTGCTAAAATTTGATCGGATTTATCTTGCGATAATAATTGAATATTTTGTTCTCTCTGGTTATTATATTCTTGTACATTAGCATATTTAGGTCTCTTATTATAATCATCATTATTAACCGGTATTAATGTTTCGGTATGTGCAGTTTTCAAATCTTCATATGGAAGCTTACTAAATATATCACTATTTCCATAATATGTTTGTTTTGTTCTATCCAACACTGACCCTCCTGATGATAAATTTAATGTTATATCTTCAACACCTCTATATGGTATTATTTCCTTCATTTTTTTCTTCCTGTTTTCTATTTCATCGTGCATATGAGATCTAGATTTAATACTTGTATTTTCTTCAACTTCTGAATTTTTCAACCAATCATTGTATCCATTATCTTGATTATCATCCTGCACTCTTAATTCTTCAAAAGTTTTATTAAACCATCCAGAAAATTCACTTGCATTCTTAAACATACTATTCATATTTGGTAAAGGTTTGCTTTCATCTACATGATCACTATATTCATCACTTTGTGATTTTCTTGTTTTTTGTTTAAATTCATACATTTGATATAATATTTTATAGGCCTTTGAAAAAAATAAAAAATATTCTTTTTTTAAATTACTCTTATCTGGATGTAACATCAATACTTTCTTTTTTGATTTTTTTAAATCTTTTTCATTAAAATCATGTTTTACTTGAAATAAATTTAGTATATCATCTAAATTATAATTATTTATATTAAAATCAATATCCATTTAACATAATTTCAGATTATAATATTATAATTCAGACAAAATAGTTAAACATCTTTTAAAAAATGCATCTAATTCATTATTATCTGTTCCCGATACACTATCGACCGGTATATAGCTAATATTACCCTTTTCGTAACATAATATTGTTGGTACTCCTACTACCATTTTTTTTGATTTTAAAAATGCATATAGATCTAAATGTTCATCAATATCTATTTTAATACATGTTACATCATTCGGCATTTCATTAAACCATTTTTCAACATAACCTTCTATTGTTTTACATGGCTTACACCATTCAGCACCAAACTTAATTATAATTAATCCTTGATTTTCTTTAAGTAAATCAACAAAAGTGTTTCTATCCATTTAAAATATATTGATAATTATACTTTAAATAATTATTCAAAGTATAATTAAATAGCTCCCATCGAGACTTGAACTCGAGACCTTTTGCTTACAAGGCAAACGCTCTACCACTGAGCTATAGGAGCGAACATTGCATAATATACTCGCTTATGCGCTATATATTAAGAATAAGGATCATTGTCCTACTATAGTTGATTAATTTATCTTTAAATTAATTTTAATAATAATTTATATATTACTTAATTTCACCATAAATACATTTAATATATAATATATACATGCAAATAAGAAACTTTTTACTAAATAACCTTGTAAGTTCAATGATCCACTTTCATTGTGTCCAAAAGTAAAATATTGATGAAAATATTTATTCGTAATCGGTAAGTTAAATAAAAAGAATAAAATACCTATAAATATTGGTACTTGTAATTCTCTATATACTTCCTCTAAACTATCATCTTTATTTCTTTCTCTGCGTCTTCTATCTTGTAATTCTTCTATATCTACTAATTCATCAATATAATCTGCCTTTTTAGTTGGTATATAATCGGGAAGAGCTTGATTATCTTGTGTAATTCTACTAGTATCCATTGGAATATCTCTAGATGGTAATGATAATGATCCTGTTTCGCGTGCTCTTTCTAAAACACTATTAATATTTGCTGCACTATCATTTTGTTGTGTTGGTGTTGATTCTAAAGGAATCGGCTGATATGATTGCATATCTTGTTGTGGCATTTGTTGTGGCATTTGTTGTGGCATTTGTTGCGGCATTTGTTGTTGTACTTCGTTTTGTGTTAATGTTATATTATTTGATGTTTGATTAACACTAGGTAATTCGCTAATACTAGTCGTATCCATTATATATGTAAAAAGAAAGCTCTTAAAGTTTATTTACGCAATAGATACTATTTGTTTATTTTTATTACATGATGTAGATTTTAATGAATATTTATAACATTTATTATCTACTTTATAGGTTTTATCTTTTATTTCACTTTCTCCTACAGCTTTAAATATAGTACATGTTTTATCTTTACATACTTCTCTAAACATTGTTGCTAATCCTAACCCTAAAATAATGGATATAATATATTTACCTTCTTTAGAATTAATAATCTGTTTAACCTTCATATATTATAACTAAATATAATTGTTTTTACTCCTGTAATGGAATTTGATTTAAATCTTCATCATCCTCTGGACAGGGTACTTCTTGTTTTTCATATACAAAACAATTTTCAGCTTTATCTTGTAAAATATACTTATTTATATTTTCTGGCGATGGATATATATGAATAACTTTAGGTTCAACACCTGTTATATATACAAAAAACATTCCAATCGCGAAACTAATTAATACAACCGGAATCGATATTAATTTTAACATATATATTAATGTAATTTAAAAAATATTAAGAATTTATAACTTTTCTAAATATATATTCTTGTTCGTTTTCCCATTCAGGCAATCCCGTTATATTGTCATTGCTTATGCGTTGTCTGGCACTTTGATAATTCTTAATTTTAGATAATATATATAATTGTCTTTCACGTTCTTTTTCTGCTAATTCCTCATCTGTTGGTCTCCCTTTATATCGATATATTAAAAATGTAAATAAGACAAAAAAAAATAGTAATAATAATCCAATATTATACATATTATTATAATATTCCATCTTAACACCATGACATTGTTTTAATAATGATTTCAAAAAATATTGCGTACCATTTTCTACTAAAATTGGTTTTCCAGTATTGAACATATATTATGTTAGTATAAACAAAAAAATAATTATACTAAAATAATATATGGAAATAGGAATATTATCTATTGCTCTTTTAGCAGTTTGGTCATTAATTTATATTATATTTAAATCTATATTTGACAGTGATGTATATAAAACAAATGATAAAGGCGAAGTTGAACTTGATGAAAACGGTAATAAAATTGTAAAATTTCCAAAAGCTACCGTTCAATTATTTATATTTGCTACTTATATTATTTTACTTTTTATGTTTCAAATTTTTGCTAGTATTATGGGATATAAAGAATATGCACAAACAACTACAGGTGTAGATGATGTTGATATATCTTCTAAAATACCTCAAATTATACTATATACTCTTTTCCCATGGATGGTTATGTTTGGTTCATTAATTGCACTATTAAAAGTATTTCCTGGATGGAAATTACCTTTTGCTAATACAATTGGATTTTTAATAGTAAAAGTTTTAGGAATTAAAACACTTGCAAATAAATTAATAATTACATATGATGAAAGCGGAAATAGTCTTGAACCGGACACTGATGATGATAATTTTAATAGAGCAATTAGAACTGTTAAACCTATTATACAAGATCCTTCTTTAATATTACAAGAGGTTTCTAGTGATAATTTTGATAATTTCTGGAAAACCATGGATGAAGGTAAAATATTAAAAACAGAAGTAGTTTATAAAGCAAATTATGATAAACCACGAGAAGAAGCACGAAGTACATTGCAACAATATGTAAATATTAAAGAAAATGTAGCAGAATATATATGGTATATATTAGCAGGTGCATACATTAGTTCTTATGTACAAAGAATTGTAACTGATATTGAACCTCCTGTTAGTGAAGAACAATTAAATGATGAATATAATGATACAGTAAATCAAAATACAGAGGAAGATTCAGGTAAAACATATACAGATGAATAATAATTATTTTGCATACAATCCTTCCATATTCTTAATGATTCTTTAACACTTACATTATTCATTCTTCCTATTAGGGTTAATTCTGTTAAATAATTACTTTTCATATTTTTAAAATCATTTTCTGAATACCATAATACATCTTTCAAATTACTTTCCAATATATCAGTTTTAGATGGTATTAATATAACTTCACATATAGTGCAAATTCTTACTTTTTTTTCATTAAATTTTGATATACTAAAAATATTATCTCTTATTTGAAATATATTTTCAATATAAAAATCATTCTGTAAAAAATTCATTGTTATATTAAATATATTATAAAAACTATATTTAATATATTATTCTTGGATATGTTACATAATATAATACACCCAAATATGAAAATACACCTAGTAAATATGATAATAACCAAAAAGGTATTACTGTCTTATCGTGATATCCATATCCAAATTGCTTAATACTGCCATCTAAGTTAAATAAAAAAGCTGGTTTTGCTGCAACTATTGTTATATATAATACTAAAAATATGAATATAGATATATTATTTATATTGCTTCGAATAAATCTATCTAACATTAATATATATTGTTTTTATTTTTTCAAAAATAATTAAATTAATATCCTATTATTTCTTGATCATAATCTTCTGTTATATTTCCTATATAATTATTTTCCAAATCTTGTTCTTGATCTTTATTCGCTCTTCGTTGTTCATCCATATTTTTATCATATCTTACAAATTCTTTTTGCAAACCTACACCCCATTCACCTAATTTATGACCTTTAAACAATAAAGAAATTTCTTTTTCTTCCTCTGATAATTCTTTCTTAAATCTTCTTGTAATTTTATCTTTTTCTTTTTCTTTATCTCTTAATACTTTCTTCATAATATCATCTTTATTTACATATGTATTTTTATATGAACTATAAATTGTTTCTAAATATGCTACTAATAATTTCTTAATTATAGTATTATTATTTTTCTTTAGATATAAATGAATTACATATACAAACATAAAATAAAATATATCTTCTACTAATTTGGTATTAAAAATAGTCTCAACTTTATTACTATCTTTTGTATTGTAATATGGGATCTTCTTTAAAAATCTCACTATTTCACCAACTTCTAATTTTATTTCATTTAATATTTGTTTAATTTCATCATTATCTATAAAAGGTGAAATAAATGAATAATATGATTCAATATTTTTCTTCAATTCTCCAATATGTAATCTATTTAAATTCCAATGGACTGGAATCTTTTTATCTTTAAATGATACATTATTTATTATCATTAATGGAAAGGTAATTCCAATTTCTTCTATTATATTTATCATATATTTCATATATTGATACATATTATATCTTGATTTGTCAAATTTTAATGATACATTAAATAATTTATATAACTTATTTTTATCATCCGATGATTTTTTTATCTTTAAATTTTTAACAACTTCATCATTGTATTTATCTAAATAATCACTTAAATATTCTCTCAACTTTAATATTTCGCTCTTAATCATTTTTGTATCGTCTTTTTTTGATAGTGATATACTATATACATCAATCAAATTATAGAAATCTTGTTTGAATTTTATAAGTGAAAAATCATTAGCTATTACTGTACCATATACTGATTTAATATCAGACAATTCGTTTCTTAATAATTCAATTGAATTATATATATTGTCTGTTAATGTATATTTTATTAATTTATTCTTATGAATATTTACTATTTCATCTATGTTTTCTATTTTACTTACTTTTCTTAATATATTATCAATTGTTTCCTTTTCTAATGTATCCGAAATTATTGGATAATCAAAACGCGTATATATATCAATGTATAATTGATGTGGTTTAATATATTTTTCAACCTTTAAAACTACATTATTATTACTTTTAATATATGTATGAACATTGTCTATATGTTTATTTTTATTCTTAAAATAATAAAATGCATTCTCTCTCTCTCCATCTACACAACAAGCATTTTCTAAATAAGGTTCATTATATACATTTTTTAATAGTGGATCTTCCTTTTTAACTATAGAATTTATATTATATATAACATCATACGCGAGAGACATATTTTTTGATTTAATTATATTTAATGTATCTGTTATTGATACACTATTATCATTTATATTATCTATTACACTATCCGTTACATTTGTTTGCGATTTCATTGTATAGCTCATTAATGGGGGGTGAAATAATATATAATCTGATGACTCAGCTATTATTTCTTTTTGTGTATTCAGTTTTTTAAGACTTAATCTCTTACGATGAATAATATCTTTCAATTCAGGTACCACTATTTTTTCTAGTATTTTTCTGATATTATCTCTCAAATCTGATATTTTTAATTTTTTTGTATTATATGTCATTGTCTTTTCATTTTGTTTTACCAAACATGCAATAAATTCTACACTTGAGTTATCATCATTTTTAAATATAGGATATCCTATTATAGAAACTGTACAATTAGGTATAGTTCGTTTTAAATTTATGTTTGGATATAAGAGTTGGAGAGAAACCAAAAATAACGAGAGAGTAATTACAAATATGGTAAAATTAGACTTATTATCTGTTTTTTCTTTACCTGTCTTTTTATATTTATCATTGAATGTAATTGTTTTTAATAAAATAAATTGTCTCAATGAACCTATATTTATTTTTAATATTTTTTCTAATCTCTCTATAGTCTCTTTAACAAATTTAATTTCTTCAGTTTCACTTTTAACACTTTCATCTATTGGTTCGTCTTCATCATAATCATCTGCTTTTATTATATCTGATAATATATATTCTATTTCTTGATTTAATGTTTCAACATCCATATCTTCATTGTCATCTATTATTACTTCTTTGGTAACTACTTTAAAACCTAATTCATCATATCCTTCGTCTTCGTTAAAATCTTGCTCTTTTATTGGGTAACCTGTGTATTTATCACGAATTACACCATCTTCTTCCACACCCTGTAAATCACATAACTCTTCTAATATTTTTCTATAATTACTTTTATTTACATATGCATTCGCTAATATAATATAAAATGTTGGTAATAAACTTATACCACTCTCTTTACAATAATAATAATATTTATCTTCATTTTCTATTGCATTTCGTGTATATTTTTGTTGAAATAATAATAATAATTTATATCTCTCTACAAGATTTTCAATATTAAATATTTGATCTAACTTCTTTTTATATGGTGATTTTACTTCAGGTACTTCTTCTACATCCTTCGATATTTTTACATAAAAATTATTATATTTTTCTGAAATCTTTTCTTTAAATAAATTTAACTTTCCTAAAAAATCAATATACTTTTCTTCAAATACTGAGTCATCATCTATGGTTTTATATATTTTTTTGTAGTATTCAACTTCCATTTCTTTTAATAATTTTTCATCTATTACATCAGACTTATTATCTTTAGATATACAAGATATATCCATAGCACTAGATTCCGGATAACAATATAAATCATTATCACATGTATTTTCGATAAATGATCCTAATTTTTGTCCTTTCTCTCGAGTAACTTTTTCATCTAATTGCCATAATTCATTTTTTTCATTTTTAATACGTTTATAATATTCTAAATTATCACTTTTTTCATTTTCATCATCATATTTATATAAAATAGCATAATCGTTTTCTCTAACACGTTTTTTACCCTCTATCATATTTAATGCAATATCTTTTGACGAACTCTCTGATAAACCATTCACATCTTGTAATTTTTTAACAAAAAAATCATAAAATTCACCTTCTTTCATTGTCTTTTTTTCGCGATCATATGCTTTAATTATATCATATTGTGTATCATCTAATTTTTTATCATAATAGATTTTTTTATTATTGTCATCTTCTAATTCTTTAATTGAATAATATTTTTTAGATACAACAACCGCATTACATAGTTCCTTTTCATCATCTACATCAATCTTTGGGTTTTCATATTTATCCATAAAATCTTTATAATCTGGATTTTTTAATGATGAAATTTGCTTTTTTAGTACAAATTGTAAATATTTACCATTATCTATATTTATCATTTTATTCATTAATTCAAAATTACTATAATTTGTCTTTTCTTTATTTATTAAATATTTTGTTAATAACTCCTCCATTGTTTGTACTTCAATATTAGGTGTTAATAATAATACTGATTTATTTTTTAATTCAGTATGTATGTTTAATTTATTATAATAATTATAACTTTTTCTACGACCTTTAAAATTATCAAAATATAAATCTATTTTATTTTTTAATGTTTCTTTAAATAATTTATAATTTTCATAATTCATATCATCATATTCTATACCATATGGAATTAAATCATCAATCATAGACTTTATTGAATATTTATTACTATTTGTTATTATTTTACTATGTAAATCGTATGTAGATGGTATAATCGTTTCCAAATATTTTTTAAAATTATCAGTTTTTTCATTTGTTTTATTCCAAACATAATTAACTGGATTCTTACCATTAAATTCAAAAGTATCTGATAAATCTTCATTAAATATTTTTGTATTATTTAAATAAGAGAATATTGAATTATCCAATATAGTATTTTTACTTTTATCATAAATATTTGTAGATTTAAATTTTGGTCTATTTAATTCTCCCAAAATAAGAGGTAATTCTATAAAAGAAGAAATATATAATTCATCATTATCTGTTAATTTCAATATTTTACTGTTATATTCATTTATTTTATTAATATTAATATCTGCATATTTCAATCCATCAATATATACTTGATTAAAATATTTTTTTGAATTTAATCCTATATCTTTATAACTATCGTCGTGACTATAAATAGTTGTTTCAAAATCACCAAAATTATTTACAATTGTATCTAATCTCTTCGACGCATTTTTAATATATAAATTTTCAGTATCTAATGGCGATTTAAATGGAATAGTATAACTATCCATTTTTCTTGTGAAATGTTTGTATTTATTATCAGTAGAGGAGGAATTATAATTTTGATATATTTCATATTCATCACTACGTGTATCTGATAGTGTTAATTGTAATATATCGTCTGCTTCTACTTCATCTTGTTCTATATCGTATATTTTTTTAGTCATTTTTGTAACAGGTAAAATCCAGGAATAATTTATACTTTTATTTATAAGTTTATTAACTATTGGTTTATCTGTTAATAATTTTTTTACACCAATTGGATTACTATTTTCATCCATTCTGGAAAAATCATTTCTTAAATTTATAAATCTCTCAATCATTACATTAAACTTCTCTACTTGATAATCATTTCGTTTATGAAATGGTATTTTATTAATCATATTTTCAACTAAATCATTTATTTGAATATCTAATCCATATTTCTTTTTGTCTTCACTTAATCTTTCATATTGAGTAATTTTTCCTAATTTTTCGCCAATAGTAAATATTTCTACTTCTTTTAGCTCATCATCTAATCTATCCTCATTTATTGAACGATCTAATGATTCTTCTGGTTCATATAATTCCCCTTCTTCAAGTTCTATCCCGTCTTTTGTAGCTCGTATTTTCATTTCTTTTAATTCATCATCTTCTTCTAATTCATCATTTTCTTCACTTAATTCTGTTTCAACTTTTTCGTTACTATCTTTTGTTGTACCAGGAGGATCACGTAATTCTATTTTTTCTATATTATATTCTTCTGGAATACCTTGATATCCAAAATCAATATATAAATAATCGTCATCAGGATATGATTTTATTTTTATCATGTCTTCTTCAATATCAACTATTAAACCAACAATTATTCGAGGTAAATCACCCCCAATATATATATTTATCCAATTATCTAATTCTAAATTATTCTGCTTTACATAACCTATTTTGTCGTTTCTATATAAAATATCAATATTAACAATACTCTGATCGTTAATAAATCCTCTTTCATCTAAAGTCAAAATATCTTTTCCACCTTCGCCTAGTAATTTTAATTTTTGATCATCTCTATATTCTATTAAATATATTTGTTCATGCAAATCAGTATTTGTAGGTGAATATATTTTTATAATATCTCCAAGTAACAGTTGCGTCTTTTCAATATTTATAGACATTACTCTATACATATACTAGATATTATTGCCATAAACGATTAATTAAAAATAAATAAATATATTAAAAAATTGAATTAAATAAATCTAAGTAATAATGGTATTAATACTATGTCCGATACCATAGAAATCAATAATATGCAGTTTTCATCTAAAAATCTTGAATACAACTCTTTTAATCAATTAAATAAAATTCATAATCTTAATAAAAAACAATACAGTGATTATACACTATTCGGTTATAAGAAAGACACACTTACAGATGATCTACTTGATTATAGATCTCTTATATTTTATAAGAATAAGTTATTGGGATACTGTCCTCCTAAAAGTATTTCATATGAATTATTTAAAACTACATATAATAATAATAGTGAAAACATAAAACTAGAACTATTTGTTGAAGGTACAATGATTATGCTATATTATAATAGTGATACAGAAGAATGGGAAACCAGCACACGAGGTAATATCGGCGCAAACACATCATTCTTTCAAAATAAGTCTAAGAAAACTTTTAGAAATATGTTTGATGAATCGTGTAATATGTCTTTCTTGGATATTAATAAACTAAATAAGGATCTATGCTATATCTTTGTAATGAATCATCCAGATAATAGAATTGTTACTAAATGTGATATTCCTGAATTGTATCTTGTTAAAGTTTATAAGATTACAAATAACGAAGATGAAACATTTAACGTTGAAGTATTAAATGATTTATCTACTATTAAACATACAATTATTAATACACTTATTAAATATCCAGATGATTATATGAATTCAATCAATATGGATATTAATAAATGTATCGATGTAAATAATAATATTAATTATATGCTAATTGAATCATTTGTAACAATGTTACATTATAATTATATGGGTATTGTGATTTACGATACTAGAAGAGATATTCGAACCAAACTAAGAAATCAAAAATATGAATATGTTAGAAAACTACGAGGTAATCAGCCAAAACTAGATTATAGATATCTAGAACTAAAGAAGAATAAGAATATTAATAAGTATTTGCAATATTTCCCAGAACATAAAGAAAATTTTGATGAATACTGGAATAAGACAAAGGATTTTACTGTTGATCTATATCAATATTATGTTGATACACATATTACTAAAAAAAAACAAATGGATACCGTACCTAAAGAATTCAAACCACATATTTACAATTTACACCAATACTATTTACAAGATTTGAGACCAAATAAATATACACTTCAAAAAACACATGTTATTTCATATGTTAATAATCTACCCGAAGCTATGTTGCTTCATGCATTGAACTATAAAAAAAATAATTTAAAATTGTCATTGGAAATACCCGATATTATAGATAATATCAGTAATAATGTTCCAGCCGTACCTAGAGTAAGAAGTAAGGATTATTCTAACGAAAATATTAACACAGATATATGTTAATTAATTAAAAAATAAATTAAATTAAATAATATTATTAATATTTTTTAATTTAAAAACTTTTAAATACATATTATATGGGTGGTGGTTTATTAAATTTAATAGCTAGCGCTGGTAATAATCCTATATTAAACGGAAATCCTACTAAAACTTTTTTTAAGACCAAATATGCTAAATACACAAATTTTGGTTTGCAAAAATTCCGTATTGATTATGAAGGTTTAAGAACATTAAGATTATGTGAAGAAAGTAAATTCACATTTAAAGTACCTAGATACTCTGAATTATTAATGGACACATATCTTGTTGTGTCTCTACCTCATATATGGAGCCCTATTTATCCTCCAGAAACTGTAGGCGATGAATGGCGACCCTATGAATTTAAATGGATAGAAGATATTGGTAACATGATTATTCAAAATGTTACATTACGTGTAGGAGGTCAAATAATTCAACAATTCTCAGGTAACTATTTACACTCAATTATATCAAGAGATTATTCTGCAGAAAAAAAGGAATTATATAATCATATGACAGGTAATATAAATTCTTTAAATAATCCAGGTACAGCAGCAAGTAGAATTAATACATATCCTAATGCATATTTTTTAGGAGAATCTGTAGGAGCGATTCCATCTATAAAGGAACATAAATTATATATTCCGTTAAATCCATGGTTTATGTTATCTAATAAATTTGCTTTTCCTCTTATTGCTTTACAATATAATAGTTTATTTATTGATATTACATTAAGACCTATAAATGATTTATTTAGAATAAGAGATATTAAGGACAAAGAAAATAATTATCCATATGTAAGACCTAATTTTAACGATGAACATATGGCAATGTATCGCTTTTTACATCCTCCACCATCTGAACGTATTGCACAAGAAGATTATGGCGATTTACGAAATATATGGAATGCTGATATTCATTTAATTGGAACATATGGATTTATATCTGATGAAGAATCCAGATTATTTGCATCAAATGAACATCGTTATTTATTTAAACAAATATATGAATATAAATTTGAAAATGTTACAGGAAGTAAAAAAGTTCAAATAAATAGTACGCATTTAGTTACAAGTTGGAGTTATTTTTTTCAAAGAAGTGATATAAAATCACGAAATGAATGGTCTAATTATACCAATTGGCCATATTATAAACAACCTCCTAGTGTATTATATAATGCACCGATTGATGGTATATATAAATATCAAGATTATGGATTAAATAAAACAAATTTAGAAAAATCTCAACCAGATGGTTTTGGCGCAGGTGTTAATCCTGGATTAGAAGCAACACCATGGATGATTACCGGACCATATAATCCAGTATATGAAATAGACATCTTAAAGGATTTTGGTATATTATTTGATGGAAATTATAGAGAAGATAAATATTCATTTGAAATATATCAATATATTGAAAAATATTCCCATTCAAATGGTGGTCATGAACAAGGATTATATTGTTATAATTTTTGCTTAAATACAAATATATTTGATACTCAACCAAGCGGTGCTGTAGATATGTCTAAATTTCAAAAAATAGAATTGGAATTTACAACTATTTTACCACCATTAGATGAACAAGCACAAACATTAACTATTTGTGACGATAATGGTGATATTATTGGTGTAAATAAACCTACGTGGAATATTTTTGAATATAATTATGATTTAACAGTAATTGAAGAACGATATAATATACTCTACTTTTTAGGAGGCAATTGTGGTTTAGTATATTCCAATTAAAGTGTTTTATATTTAGGTTCTATTTCATCTTTACGTTGTAAAGTACTATTTGAAGGAACAGGATCAGTCTCTGTAAACATTCCTGTTACTAAGTTTCTTGGAATATAATCTAACTTGTCAAAATTAGGATGAGCACTCAATTCTATATTTGTCATAGGAGGCTGAATTCCACTATTAGGCATCATATCAGTATTTATCATTTGATTTACTACTAATATTTCTGGATTCATTCTTTTAGATAATTCATAAATATCGTCTTTGTTTTTTTTATTACGATCAATATTAATCCATGATTTAGGAAGTACATCTGTTTTACTATTTCTACAATCAATACATGACTGTACAGTTTTTAAACATAAATCACTATAGTTAGGACTACATTCTGATTTACAATTTAAACATGAATTTTCTGATTTCTTATTATTATTTGTAAAGTTTTCATATACTTCTTTACCTTTTAAACATGAAAAATAAAATATGGCTAAAACAACTAGAATAATAAAATATGTTGTACGGTTTAATTTCATATACATATAGTTAGAATTTTTATAATTATAAATTAATAATTAATTTATAATCATAAAAAAAGTATATTCATATATATAAGTATTATGTCAAGTGACGATGATAATGATAGCCCTATAGAAGATAAAAAAAAACCATCTGGTAACTTTGTGAGCGATATGATCTGGGCAACTGTTTATGTTATATTAGCAGCTTATGGATCTAGTTCTTTTATTTATATGTTACACATTTCAAAAGAAGAAACTAGAAAATTTAAAGAAACTGATGAAGATATTCGTACAGGTAAAAATACCGAATACAGTGTATTATCTGGATCATATATGTATGGACCTCCTTATTTACCCAATAATAAAAACACTATTGATATGCGAAAAAAAACTGTACCTAATCAAAAAGATTATTCAGATAAAAATCTTACAAATGACAAATTAGAAGAACAAAAACACGCAATTGATATATCTAGTATGGATAGTGTAGCTATGAGTAATGAAATTACTGGTTTATGGAGTAAAAATTGTCCTAAAAAATTAGACAAATATGGAAAAAAAGTTGCAGATTATACACATAATAGTAAAAGTGATAGTTTGCATGACTGGTTATATAGTAATTCTACCTTCTGTAATCCAAGTAATTTAAACAATCAAGCTTACGATGATGAAGGTAATACCCATTTTGATGTAACAAAAAAAATTACGAAACGTCTAATAAATTTTTTTATGTCACTTGTTGTTGATAATAATCCAGAAGGTTTAAGTGAAAATCAACTAGCATATAGACAAAAATTAGGATATAATATATATAAATATATATTTTTCATAATTGTTGGAACAATGGCATTTACACGTAATTTAATGAACAAAATATTACAATTTTTAAGTTTTGATAGTAATGAATTTAAGTATTGGAAAGATCCCAAAAAGAATGAATTTGAAAGAAATGAAGACAAACCTGATAATTATGCAAATAGTGATACTAAACAGCGACATATTCTTAGAAAACAATTAATTATTACACTATTATTTGCTTTATTAGGTAAATTAATATATGGATTAACATTTACTGCTGGATTATTTATAGGAGGGTTTTCTAGTATTATATTTGCTTTTTGGAATTGGAACTTTATCTCTATGCTTACTTGGTGGTCCGCGTCATTAGAACAAGGACCCGTTATGTGGGTAATATATTCTATTATATCATTATTATTGTGGATTCTTGGAATATATTTGATGTTTGTATTACCTGGATTTATTGGTCATATAATGGCATTTATTATTCCAGCAGTAATTTTAGGTACTTTATTTGTTTATCCATTTTACGATAACACAACTGTCTTTGTTAAAAATCCTAATGCTGGTGCATATTTTAAAGGCAATTATGCAGTAAAAAGTGCTAGCAAACCAAATCCTATAGAAAGTGATGCAAAATATAATAGTAAGACTACACAATGTCAATACCCACCATCTGTTCCTGGAATGGATCCTATAATTGCAGAAAATGTAAGCAGAGGTAATGATCAATTTACTAAAGGCAAAGATGATGATGGCAATGATCCTGGAGCTCAATATAAATTAGATAAAGAAACATGTTACGAAAATTTTGTACAAAAACTATCTGGTTCAAAATATATTAATCATTTAGTTAAGAAAAATATGTCTTTATGGATGACTCTGATATTACATGATCTATTAAGATTAATTGATGCAGATACAACTACTCATGAATTATTTGGTCAAAATATAACATTACTTGGTGACCCATCTTCATCTTGGAGTATAAATATGGGTACTATTCCATTATTTGCAGTAACCGCTTATAAATTATTAAGTATAATAAGAAATAAATAATTTAATATATTTATAATACAATATAAATATGTTAAAAAATAATAGAAAAGTAAAACCCTTACAAAAATTAATAGCAAATCAACCAAATATAGATATAAGTAATATTAATACACCAAAAATTAATAACAATAATAATATATTAATTATTGCAAAATTAGAATTATTTAAAACTCAGAATAGCTCTAATAGATTAAATTTCTTGAATTTTTTAAATACTAAAAATAATATTAAAGTTATTGAAGATTCAAATGTAGATATACATGAATGGATTATAAAAAATAACTGGAAACCAGATATTATATTGTATTATTTTTTAAGTCATCATAGTGTTTGGTTAAATGTAAATATACGAAATTTAGATAAAATAAATATTACAAAATACATGATATTTGAAGATTGTTTATATACAAATAAGATTAAAAGTATGTATCACAAATATAAATTTTCAAATGTTTTAATACCTACATATAATGATAGTATTATTAGTTTTTTTAATAATAATAATATAAATTATTGTTTATTTGGTCATTTTATTGATACCAATATATTTAAAAAATTAGATAATATTGAAAAAGAATATGATATATTATATTATGGCGCACATTTTTTACCTGTTTATCCTTTGAGAAATAAAATATATAAAATATTAAAAAAATTAAAATCAAATATTAAGTATAATATTAAAATTATTGAACATAAATCATATGATAAAAGACATAATATATTACCAATGGATGAGGAGTTATCTTTATTAATAAATAAAAGTCGGTTTTCTATATCAACGTCAAGTATATATGATGGTTTAGTAAAAAAATATATTGAAATACCTTTATGTGGAACAACTACTATTGGAAATATACCATCAAAATATATTGATCAATTAAATGGAAAAATAGTAAATATTGATTTTAATGCAAATGAAAATGAAATAGAAAAAATTATATTAGATGCTTTAGAAAATAAATATATAAATGAAGAAAATAATACTGGTTTATTAAATGAATATATGAAAAATAATTATAGTTTTGATAATGGATATATAAAATTATGTAATATTTGTAATAATTAAGATATTATATTAAATTATAATATTATATGTTTAAAAAGAAAAAAAAATCCACATTAGAAAAGATGAAATCAAAATTAAATATAGATAATACTGGAGGGAATAAATCAGAAATAATCTCCATTGCAGACGATGTAGTACATATATATACATATACATCAAATAAAAAAGGGTTTTTTAATAATCCTTGTCACTTTATGAATGAAATTAATATATTGGATACTAGTGTTGATATTAAAAAATTATATATTATTGATAAAATAGATAAACATTCGATTTTATTTTTGGAAAAATTAGGAAAAAATGGAATTTGTGCTATAGCAAATTATGCGTTACCAAATTGTATTCCTTACAGAGATATATCGCATATTTTTTATAAACAAAAAGATTTTGTAAAATCACTTAATAACAATGTTTTAGTTACATCAAGAATTAAACGGTTATTTACAAATAATTGTAATAAAGTGAATAAACCAGTTTCTTTAATACCAATGTACGGCAGACACGAAATTACACGAACTGTTATTCGACTATTACAAAAACAAACGATAGACACTGATATTATATTAGGAGTTAGCACACAAGATGATTTAAAATTTGCGGTAGATCTAAATATAGATTATGTATATACTGATAATCAACCATTAAGTAATAAGTATCAAGCATTATTATTGTATGCAAAAACATATCATAGTAAATATGTTTTCACAGTAGGTTCTGATGATATTTCCACTTTAAATTATATAAATTTTTGCATAAATATTTTTAATAATAATAATTGTGACACGGTTGAAACTCGTCTAATGATTATGATAGAACATAACTGTCTTTATAAAATTACGCTTAAAGACCAAACAACATCATGTGGATCAGGTAGAATGTTTAAATCAGATGCATTAGACCGAATTAACTGGTTTTTATTTCCATTAGATAAGAGGTCGTCAATTGATTCAGGTGTTAATATTATTATGGCAAACAATAATTTCAAACGAAAAATTTTAGATGATATAGATCATACAATAATTTTACTAAAAAGTAACAATATGCAACAAATGACGTCAAGTCTAAGTATTATAAATAATGACGATCATATAATCGAAAAAATATTTAAACCAAATTATTTGGCATTAACGTTATATGTTAACAATTTAAACAATCTATATAAATGCTTAACTAATACCTTTGAAAAAGATATTGTTTATATTACTGATTTGGACAAAGAAACTTTGAACACACATCAAATGTGCAGATTACAAACACCGATTGTACAATTATTGAAACATCGTGTTGATATATGTGATATAAGAGATATAAAAAACAATAAATCTATTCACAAATATAAAAAATATATTTTAGATGGGTCTTGTCTAGATCAAGCGACCGTAAGATTAACACCAAACGAATTAAAAGAATTATTATTTTCTATTCGTAAATATAAAAAAATTATGCTTATGCATGATACGCATGAATGGAGTTTTGGATTTAATACTGAAACACCTATACCTCCATTCGTTCCTTGCTTATATGATACACCAGAAAAGCAACTTTTAAAACAAACTATTATAGAAAATAATGTTAAAACAATTGTAGCTATAAATAATGATCCAGAAGTCAAATTTTTGAGAAATTATTTCGGAGATAGTATAGATAGTCTTAAAACTATTTTCCACTTTTTGGATACATCCTCATTTAATATCTTTCAATTTAATCGAAATATAACAAAAGACGTAGATATATTATTTTATGGAACTGCTAATCCAGATGTTTATCCTTTTCGATGTAGAATAAAAGATATTTGTTTGAAATATGGATTAAATATAAAAATACTTCCAAGAAAGTATACATATGATCCGGATACTTGCGATAATGGATTAGCAAAACATATATCAAAGTCATGGGTTTCAATTGTGTGTGTAAGTAATTTTAAAGGTACTGTAAGAAAATATAATGAAATTGCACTTTCAGGGAGCGTTCCGATGGGTGATACAAATGAACAGTTATACAATTTAAATGGTGGTAATATGATAATATTAGATGATAATATGAGTGATGAAGAACTAAAAAATGAAATATATAATTATATTCATAATAAAGAATTAGTGGTTTTTTTACATTTAAAATCTGAACAATATTATCAAAATTATACTGATATGAAATATATTTCTAGTTTATTAGATATCGCAGACGATAATTTTACAGATCCTTTACCTATTTATAATAGGTATATTCAAAAATGGGAATATATAAAAGAATTAAATAAAGAATATAATTTGAAACCAAATCAAAAATGTGATTTGAATTTTTTTGACAATTATTTTTCACTAACAGTAAAACAAAATTATTCTACGCCAGGACTAGCAGTTGAATTTTTAAAATCAACGGTTTTAAATGGTGATTACTTGTTAGTTATTGAACCATCTGTAAAGTTTAATATAGGATTTAATACACAAAATATAAATTATTATTCTTTTATAAATATTAATAACATTTCATATTATTATTTTAACTGTAAAAAGTTACAAAATTTAATTATATATTTAACTATTTCAAACCCTGTAATCAATCAAAAAATTACTATTAAACGCTTCTTAATTTATAGAATGAAACAAAAACTAAAAAAAAAAGATTTGTATATTACATCAAAAGGTTGTCCATTAATATCAGAACCAATTTCATTGTATATGAATAGTCATTATATTTCATCAGTTGATATCACCAATAGATCATATTCAAATATTAAAAATATGAATTCATCTGATTTATTGCTTTTTGGACTATATGACCCACAACAATGGAAATATTTTTATAAGCATTTATTAGATTCTTTTAAACGAATCATAATTGTATTTACAGGTACGGATATTCTTCAAATGTGTGGCAAATATTTCCAATATGATAATAAATTCACACCGTCTCAAAAAGATGAGTTAATAACTTATATAAAACACGCAAAAAATATAATATGTGCTACAGAGAATGAATATATTAAACACGAAGTTAAACAACTTCATAATCTAGATTGTGAAGTGTTGCCTATATATTCACATCAAGAATTAACAGGTTATTGCAAAGATATTAAAGAATATAATAAAATTGCAGTTTATATGCCAATAACCGGAAACAATCAATGGTATCATGAAAATATTATAACCGAAGTAGCAAAACAATTACCAAATATAGAGTTTCATTTTTATAATAGAGGTGGTTATGTTAAAAATGGTATTCAAAATAATATATCTAATATAATTGCATGTAATGAAGTTACAAATTTTTCTAAATTTATGGAAGATAAGTTTTGTAGTCTTCGTATTACATTACACGATGGAGAACCATTAACTGGTATTGAAACATTAGCAATAGGAAGGCATTTTATATTTAACTTCCCAATGAAATATGCAACTCTATGTGCTCCAACTGTTGATAGTATTAAACAAACTATTGAAGATATTGTTATTAATAAAAAGAAACAATCATCAGATGTTTCGGCGTATTATATGACACGACATAACTCATTCTCTAATACATATACAATTTTAAATAATACTATCGGATTAAATAAAAACGTTTGTTTTACAACCAAAGATATCATCAACTTTAAACCAAACCAAAATATAAGTAAAATTTTAAGTAATGATAATTATATCGACTATGTAAAATTAACAAGCAATCAAAAAGGGAGTACGCCTGGAATAATAATACCTGTAAAGTTAAATATAAATGTTAAATATACAATAACGGTATTTGGTTGTTGTAATAATATACATAATAAAACAACTACATATTTAAATTTGTCTTGTATAAATCAATCCGGATTTGAGACTGAATGTAAAAAACATAAAATTTACTGTTTTTATGGACCTACACAGTTTATTGTGAAACCAAATTCAAGTGATGTATATGAATTATTATTTCATTTTGTTAATCCACAAATAAATGATGTTATAAATATTGAAAAAATATGGATTCAATCTACCAGCATTTAAATGATAATAGTGTTGAAAAAGTTGTAATTTTTAATGTTATATAATAAAATATTCTTGCAAATTTTATTATATTTTATAAAGTACTGTTAAATATATAAATTATTAAGAATTTTCATAAAATTATCTATTCCATTTCGTTTTTCATAATATTCAGCAGTTTCTTTATTATAAACTATATTTTTACTCAAATCCTCTAATTTTTGTATTATATTTTCGACATATGTATCTATATTTGGTTCAATATATACACAATGCTTCATGGGTCTATTATATAGAAACGGTTTTCCTTGAGACATAATTTCAACACCAGTTTGAGGTTCTCCGTCATGTTGTGGTATTCGAATAGAACAATTAATCATTTTATATATTTCATTTATATTCGTTTTTGGTAACATTTTTATGTTGGATAATAAAGTGTATTTTTCTGGTAGAGAAAATCCATTATGGTCATATAAGTAAAAAATATATTGAGGACATTTTTCAATGACTTTGTAAATAATATCGAAATTAAAATAATCCATTCTGCTCGATGGAACATAACAACCAATATGTAAGTTATCTACTTTAAAATTATAAGAACTGAATAAATATTTGTTAGAAGGTAATGGTAATTCATGAATATCATCCTTAAAAATATCTAATAAAGGTTTAATATCTTTTATACAATTTGTATTTTCGACACAAACCCTTATATTTTTTTTATATATATTTAAAAATGCGTTTAATTCATCGCGTTCTTTGTTGTCCATTGATTTTATATGTTCCATGTCTGTACCTATTAAATAAATTATAATCTTATTTGTTTCAGAAAACATATGTTTATAATATAATTCCCATTTGCTAGGATGATAAAACCCAAATAACAGGAACGGTTTTTTTACAAATTTATCAGTATAATTCAAGTTATAATTGTTTATGTTAATTTCTTGGCAATTTATTTCATTTAAATTGTTGTGTATAAACCACTTTGCGGATAAACTTCCGATATATATTTGGTCTTTCTCGTGTGATTTGTCTTCTTCAATACGTACATCATAAAGATAATAACTATCTCCTATTTTTTTTGTTATATTTTCTAAACATATATAGAATCTAACTGTTTGGTTACTTGTAATATCTGATATATAATATTTGATGTGATATATGTTTTCAACGTAGAATTTTTTATGTGATATAAATAAATTGTTTGAATTCGTACTCATACCGATATTCGCTGAACTAGTATGTATTGAAAGTATATGAGAATTATTTGTTTTAAATGAATGGTCAAAGTAAAATCCAGGAGTACTTGTATCTTTATGTGATAATAATTTTAAATTATTACTATTTTTAACAATAGTTACCATATTTGACGGATTACTATGGAATAAATCAGGAGATATTTTATTTGTGTTTTTTATATTATGAATCTCTTCAATAATACATTTTGAAATGAATGAAATATCATTTATATCTAAATTATAATGTAAAGGTAATGATATTATATTTGAATAAATATTCATTGCATTTGGAAAATTAGACATATCATAATTTAGGTTTGAATAAGCTGTTAATAACGGTAATGGTTTAAAATGAATGTTCATTTTAATGTTTTTATCTACTAATTTATTCATTAACCTATTACGTTCTTCATTTGTAAAATCGATAAGTTTTATACAAAATAAATGACATGATGATTTATAAATATTATTTATATTTGTATATAAATGAATATGCTTACAGTGATGTAGATTACGTATATATTCTTTACATATATATCGACGTGTGTTTGTTAATTTGTCAAATACCTTCATTTGTTCAACACCTATTGATGCTAACACATCGGGCATATTACATTTATATCCAGGCATTAAAATATCATATTCCCAATAATTATACTTTGATGTGGTTGAAACATATTTATCCATTGCTGTTTTATTTTGTCCATGAAGTGTAAATATTTTAAAAAAATTATAAACTTCTGAATTATTAAATTGAGATGGTAAATTAAAACAAATAGCACCTCCTTCCGCTGTAGTAATATTTTTAACTGCGTGAAATGAATATACTGTAAAATCTGCATAGTTACACGCAAATTTATCATTATATCTACTACCAATTGAATGAGCAGCATCACTTAATATTAATATTCTACCTAATTTATTCTGAATCTCATTTATCGGAGTAAATAAATTATTTACATCTACATTTTTAACAATATCGAGTATTTTATCGTATTTACAAGATACTCCTCCAATATCTACCGGAATTATTACTTTTGTTTTATTCGTAATTACATTCTTAATTTTTTCTACATTTATATTCAGGTCATCGTCTATATCAACCATTATTATTTTTGCACCACAATGTAATCCTATATTACATGTTGCACAATAAGTACTTACAGGTATTATAATTTCATCACCATCTGTAACACCAAACCACTTCAATATAATTTCTGCTGCCGTTGTCCATGAATTCAAACATAATACATTTTCAACATTAAATTTATTACTAATTATATTTTCTAATTCCATTACTTTTGGACCTGTTGTAATCCAACCACTTTCCAATGAGTCACATACTGACTTTACTATTTGTTCATCTATATATGGTTTGGTAAATTCTATTTTTATTTTTTTAAAATGATAACAATAAGTACATATATCTGGATCAGTAATTGGTGATAATTGTGCTTTTTTTTCAAATTCTCTGTAACCATATTCTAACATAATTGATTTATAATCGTGACTCCAAGAATATAAGGATTTGTCTATGTGATTAGTACTGTTTTTTTTTAAACTACTCGTTTCCCATAATACAATATCTTCCGCATTTAAATTAGTTAAATTTTCTACTGCTTTGTCAATTTGTGTAGGATGAACATGTTGTAATACTACTTGTGTGTAAATTATATCTATGTTTTTATTAAATTTTAAATCAGTCACATCATCTACAAATACTTCGCAGTTTCCGGGTTTTATTTTTTCTGCATTTTCTATATTATACTCCATAAAATCAATTCCGTATAGTTTTTTACACATTTTTCCGAACATTTGTAAATATCTACCAGTTCCACAACCTATATCTAATATTATTTTATTCTTACCAATTTCCGATATTTTTGTTACTAATGGATTATTACAATTATCTGATTCAGAACGGTTAGTAACCCAATCTCTATTTCTCCAATAATCAGTTTGAATACTCATATAAATATATATATATATATATAATATATATATTTATATGAGTATTCAAACTATTTAACCTAAATAATTCAAGTATTCTTTAATTAAGTCTATAATTTTATTTTCGTCAATAGGTATTCGTATTTTAATATTATCGTCTAACTGTTCAATATTTTTTTCATAACTATTACAACCGGTAGTAATAACTTTATTGTAGTTATAATGTTTAACAAATGAATTATATAAATCACCTAATTTAATTATATACACAGAATCCGGTAAGATGATTCCTTTCGTATCTAAATTGTTAATTAGAATTGTTGCAACTTGTTCGAGAGTATTAAAATAACGCACATGTTCTAAGTTTGTTATAGTTAAAGGTCTGTTTAATAGCATTTGTTCTTTCCATATATCTAATACACTTCCATCTGACCAAAAAAAATTAGCTCCTTGATAGACAGAATAATTATTTTCTAAAACATAATTCTGCATTAATAATTTACTATATCCATATACATTACACGGTTCAAGTGATTTATCAGTGCTTATTGCAATTAAATTTTTAATCTTATATTCTAAACATTTATTAACTAAAGTTTCACTTGCAATAACATTAGTATTTATCGCTAGTTTCATATTTTCCTCACATATATCAACATGTTTCATTGCGGCACTATGTATAACATAATCTATTTCATGTATTTTAAAAATATGGTCTAACTCTTCATTAAACTTACTATCACTTATATTTATTTTATAACATTTAATTTTATTAAATTTATCCGTACGTTTGAAATGAGCGTATTTTTGTTCAGAATTATATATACCGATAACAGTATAATTATCTAAACTAACCAATTTTTTAGTTATAGCACGACCAAGGGATCCAGTTATACCTGTTATTAAGATGGTTTTCATTTAATATATATTTTAATATGAATATATTATTTTTCCTAAACTTTAATGAATTCTATTTTTATATCAATATTTTTATTAATATTTTCACATAATTGTTCATCATGCCAACTATCACCATAGTAAGTTATTTTATCATATTTACTAAAATCAATAGATTCCACAACTTTTATATCTGGTTTTTGATAATTTATATTGGTATCTCGGTGTATTATTTTTGATGGAAATGGTATTTTATGAAATTCAATTAATGAATTTACAAGAACCAATGAATTGCGTGTTAATATGATAACACTAAATCCTTTTTGAATATATTCAATGTATTTGTTTGATATTTCTGATTTAAGGTTACTTGATGGAACACTTAATAATTCATATTTATCTAATAGTTCAAGATCAATATTGTATTTCAACATTGTATTTACTAAAGGTTTAAAATTTTCATTTTTATTTTTTGTAATCATTCTTAATTCATTTCTTAATGATTCATAATCGATATTTAATTGTTCGACTAAAGTATTATCTAAATCAAAAATATATAATATTTTCATATTATATAATTCTAATTTAAATAAATTAGATAAAAATGAAGATGCAGGTGAAACTCAAGATAATTTAGATAATATTGCTATCAAATACAATTTAGATAAATCAAGTTTTTTGCATAAATATACTAAAGATTATGATAAATTTTTCTCACATCTTAGAGACAAACCAATTCGAATATTCGAAATTGGTACACATAAAGGTAATTCTATAAGAATGTGGAATGAATATTTTAATAATGTTATCAAAATTGTTGGATTAGACATAGTAGATAAAGATTGTGAGTGTACTTGTGATTGTCATAATTTTAATTTTAATATTAATGAATGGACACCAATGTGTAAAAATTTATGTCAAACAAAATGTAAAAATAATACTACTGTAAAAAAATGTTTAGAAAAAACAAACGCAAATATAACATGTTATATTGGATCACAAGCAGATAATAATATTTTAAAGGAAATAATAGAGCAAAATGGACCATTCGATATTATTATTGATGATGGATCTCATTTAACAGAACATCAAAAAATCTCATTTGAATATTTATTTCCAACATTAAATAACAATGGAATATATGTGATTGAGGATTTACATACATCATATTCTACATCGGGTCCATATAGGGGTGGTGGATTAAAACAATCACATACAGCTGTTGAATTTTTAAAAGATTTAATTGATGATATAAATATAAATGGTAAATTTAGCACAAAAAAACAAGCAGAACTATCAAATAGAGAATATTTAAATTATTATGAAAACAATATTAGTGGTATATATAATGCTAAAAGTATTTGTTTTATATTTAAAGAAAGATTATAAAAAAAATATTCAGTGTAATGACGATACATTGTTAAATTATTTTTAAATTCAATATTAATATTATTATGAAAACAATATTAGTGGTATATATAATTCTAAAAGTATTTGTTTTATATTTAAAGAAAGATTATAAAAAATATTCAGTATAATGACGATACATTGTTAAATTATTTTTAAATTCAATATTAATATTATTTTCATTAAAGTAATTATCTATTAATAATTCAGGAATATTAACATCTGCGGCAGTAGTTAATGGTAAGCTTGTAGGAAAACGTGGATTTATTTCCACCATATATATTTTTCCATTTGTTATATCTTCTATAACTTGAATATTCATTGTATGTTTATTTTTAATTTTAACAGCTACATCTTTAACATATTCTATAACTTTTTCATTTTTTTCAGTAATACTTTGAATTGCTGCCCCATTTACTATTTTAATTCTTCTTTTTGGTATAACTGAAATAACATGTTCATCAGAATTGCTAATTACATCACATGTATATTCAGGACCTGTTACAAATTTTTGAATTATATACTCTTCATTTATTATTTCTTTATATTTCATAAAATCGGTATAATTATCACATTTATATATACCTGTAGCACCTGATCCCTCATGTGGTTTTATAATTATAGGGTAATTATCAAAATCTGTATCAATATCATTTAATGTAAATACATCTGGAAATAATATATCATTTTTTTTACAAAATTCTATTGTATTATTTTTATTATTTGCAATATCAATTACTTTTGTATTATTTGATACAACTTTACAATGACTGTATTTTTTTTCAATAATTGTTTTAAACTCAGCCCAATAATTTAATTCTTTAGAATAAGTAGGAATTATGAAATCAATATTATGTTCTTCAATTAATTCGTATATTTTTTCTTTGTAATCATTACTTTTAAATGACGGAAATTCTTTATAAATATCACATAAAAACGTTCCAGCACATACATCACTCATATCTATTCCAATTATATTGAAGTCATATTTTTCTGACTGTTTTAATGCTTGTACAACTGCTTTACTTGGTGCAGAACCAACACATGTAACTAAAATATTTAGTTTTTTTTTTGAAACCAATTTTACTTCTCTATTATTTAATAAACTTTCTTGTAATCCATTTAATACTTTCAATACATTTACACCTTCTTCACCAGGTGTAATTGGCGTATTTCGTGTTTCACAACATTCTACAAAATGTTCGCACTCAGCTAACAACGGTGATTTACTTAAATCTACTTCAATATTTTCAGCATTATTTTTAACAGGTGTTGGATTTGCATTAATATCAGAACTATATTCAATATATTCTGGAAAATATGTAATTTTATTTTCTTTTGAAACATCGTCAAATATAATCATTCCCTTCTCACCAATAATAGACATCTTTTGCTCTTTATACGGATTCAACCAATTTACATTAATATTAACATATGCATCTTTGAATTTTAATATCGAGTTTGTTACATCATGAACACCTTCATTAATATGATCTTTTCCATGACATACTACAGATAATGGTACTTGTTTTACTAAACTTAATACTACTGATATATCATGTGGAGCAAATGACCATAGTACATTTTCATGCTTTCTAAAAATACCCAAACTAAGACGATTTGCTATAATATTTTTTACTCTACCTATTTTTCCTTCTTCTATCATTGATTTTACTTTTACCATTGCTGGATGATAATGTAATAAATGACCCACCATTAATATTTTATTTTTAGTTTTTGCTATTTCTACTAATTCTTCTGCTTCATTTACATTTAATGTAATAGGTTTTTCAACATATACATCTTTATTTGCGAATAATGATTTTTTTGCAAAACTGTAATGCATTTCTGCAGGTAATGCAATACAAACTGCTGTTATTTCTTCATTATTTAAAACATTATCCCAATTTGTAGTAGTTTGTACTTCCGGATATAATTCATTATATTTTTTTAATGCCTCTTCATTTATATCACATATTGTATGTAAAGATCCTGTATTATTAAATTCACGTATTAAATTTTTTCCCCAATAACCACCACCTATTAATCCTATTTTTACCATTATAATTAAAAATAAGATTAAAAACACTATTTTTTTCGGTATTTATTAATAGTTTATAATTATTTAAAAATAAAAATTTAATATACTCAAATGATCCAAATGTATGATCCTAAAAGAGAATATAATACTCACAAAACTGATATTGATTCTAGTATTCATCGTGTATTAGACCACGGTATATTTATTAACGGTCCTGAAGTTAAAGAACTAGAACAAAAACTATCAGAATATGTTAATGTAAAACATGCTATTTGTTTATCTAATGGTACTGATGCACTTACTATATCATTATTAGCTATGGATGTTCAACCAGATGACGAAATTATTACTGTTTCCCATTCATGGATAAGTACAGTTGAAACTATTGCTCTTATTAAAGCTAAACCCGTTTTTGTAGATATTGATTCAAGCACATTTAATTTAGATGAAACAAAATTAGAACAAGCAATTACAAACAAAACGAAAGGGATTGTTGTTGTTAGTTTATATGGACAAATTGCTAATATTGATAAGATAAATGAAATTGCTAATAGACATAATCTATTTGTTATTGAAGATGGTGCTCAAAGTTTTGGTGCAACATATAACGGAAAAAAAACAGGTTCATTAACCACAATAGGTACTACTAGTTTCTTTCCTTCAAAACCGCTCGGTTGTTACGGAGATGGTGGTGCTTGTTTTACAAATGACGATGAAATTGCATTAAAAATACGTGCTATTAAAAGTCACGGTGGTGTAAAAAGATTTCATCATAAATACGTAGGATTAAATGCCCGTTTAGATACTATTCAAGCAGCAATACTATTAGAAAAATTAAAATACTTTGATCAAACAATTGAAGCAAGAAATAATTGTGCTAATTACTATACAAATAATCTAAAATTCTTAGAAGAAAAAGGATTTCAATTACCAGTAATAAAAGAAAATTGTAAAAGTGTTTGGGCACAATATTCTATATTAGCAAATAATAAAGAAGAAAGAGATAATATTGTTTCACATTTAAAAGACAATAATATCAATGCTGCTATTTTCTATCCAGCTCCTTTACATTTACAAGAATGTTTTCAATATTTAAATTATAAATTAGGAGATGTACCTGTTACAGAAACTGTTTGTGATCTTATTTTTAATTTACCATGTTATGGTGAATTTACAATGGAAGAACAAAATAATATTATTCAAATATTACAATCATTTTTTATCATTAAATAAATTATACATTTGTTTATAAGTTACACTGTTATACATATGAATAAATGTGTTCAAATAATATACTAAATTACCTGATGCCGTAAAATAATTATTTTGATATATACTATTTTTATTACCTATATATCCAATCTGTCCTTTATTTTTAAAATGAAATTCATTTTTATTAGTAAATCCTGAATTAAATTGTTTAGCCAAATAATAACCTTGTTGATATGCTACTTGTGCAGTTGGTGGATTTCCACTATACGCACAATCACCTATTGCCCATACATTTTTTGTATTTTTAACTTTTAACATATCATTTATTTCTATTCCTTTATTGTTTTCCATATTTAATGTTTCCATAATTATTTTTGTCAAAGGAGATAATTTAATACCTCCACACCATATAGACAAATCATAATTTATTTTATTATTATTTTTAAAATAAATTGTATCTTTTGTTATTTTAGATACCATATGATTCATGTATAAATTAACCTTGTTTAAATTCCATATATTTGTAGTAAAATCACTCAATTTTGAATTAAACATAGTTAATGGTCTAGGTACAGCATCAATTGCGCTTATTTTAAATTTATTATAATCTATTAATGTTCCTACTATTTCACTACCTGTTAATCCACATCCTATTACTGCAATATTTGCTCCTTTAGGTAGATTTAATAATAAATTACGCAAGTTAGTTGCATCATCATTTGATTTTAAAAAGTAACAATTTTCTTTTACTCCTGATATATTAAATGTATTTACAGACGATCCATGAGATAAAATCAAATAATCATAATTAACTGTATTATTAGATATTATTACTTTATTATTATCAAATTCAATATTTTTTACTTCATTTTCAATAAGAGATATTTTATTATTAATATCATTTATATCTAACTCTAAATTTCTATTATCTTTTATATTTCGTGCTAATAAAGGCGTGTATATAAAAGATTTATTTTTACTAATTATTTGTACATCATATATATCTGTATCTATATACTTTAAAAAATTTACACTACCCCAACCAAAACCTACAACGATAATTTTTTTCTTTTTTTCCATATTTATTATATTAAACATATTATTTTTTTTTAAAATTTATATGATCATTACGCATTTCGTTTCGTTCTTTTATACATGATTCCATTAATGCATATGGACTTTCTTCGTTTTTCATATATTGTAATAATGCATTTGTATCTTTTGGAAAACAATATCCTCCATAACTTATTTGTCCATCTGGACCAGGTATATTTGTATGCATAGGATTTATCCAACCATTTTTTAACATTAAATCTTTAATAACATTATAATTACTACCATTTTTCTCACATAAACAATATAATTCGGTAAAAAATTGTACTTTCACTGCATAAAAACAATTTACAAAACTTTTCATACTTTCACTCTCCGTACAAGTACAATGACTTATTTCTGCATCTGGATAATATTTTTTATAGAAATCATTCAATACTGATAAGTCTTCTTCACTTACATTATCTGATTTTCCTAATACAATATGTGTTTGATTATGAAAATCTTCGAAAGCAGTACGTGCTGTCAAAAATTCTGGGTTATGAACAAATTTTAATGTTTTATATTTTTTGCTCAAAATTTGTGTTGTTAGAGGCTCAACTGTACTCTTAATAACTACTATTCCCAAATAATTATTTTCTTCCAATTTTTGACAAACTTCTTCAATACATGATTTATCATATTCATTATTTTCTTCATCAAATTGTGTAGGTAAGCAAAGAAAACTAATATCACTTTTTAAACAATCTTCAAAACTATCTGTTTCATCTTTATATTTATCATATCCAATTACATTACATTGTTTTAATTCAAAACTTTTTTTCATTGATCCGCCTACAAATCCTAATCCTATTACGGATACTATCATATGTATATTACAAATATAAAATATATAAATTTATTTGTAATATTTATTCTACTGTAACTACTTTTGCCAAATTTCTAGGCATATCTGGATTTAAATTACGTGCTAATGCTAATTCATAACTCAAAAACTGTAATGGAATTATCATTAATAAATGTAAAAATGTATTATTATTTGGTATGTTTATTGTATCTACATTTTCTTCCGTATTATTGGTTATTTTGATTATATTTGCATGACGAGATTTTATTTCTTCATATGCATTCATAGATTTACCATAATGTACATCAGTTGGACATAATAAAATTACTGGAAATCCAGGTTCTAATAATGCGAATGGACCATGTTTCAAACTACTTGTAGAATAACCTTCTGCATGAATATATGATATTTCTTTAACTTTTAATGATCCCTCTTTTGCTACTGATTCACCTTGTCCTTTTCCTAATATAAAACACGAATTTTTATTTTCAAACAAATGAACCATACTTTTTATTTTTTCTCTTGTTTTTAATGTTTTTTTTATATCTTTATTTAAATTATGTAAATCATTTATTATATTTCTTCTCTTTTCTACATTTTCATGAGGATAATAAGTCTGTGAAAACCAAACAGCTATCATTACTAATACTATAATTTGTGATGTAAAAGATTTAGTTGATGCAACTGCTACTTCTCTACCAGCATGTAAATATGCACCACAATCTACTTCACGTGCTATTAATGAATCTACAACATTCACTACTCCTATTGTATATAATTCATACTCTTTTGCAATATTAATACACCTATGTAAATCCTTTGTTTCACCTGACTGAGAAAGAAGTATTAAACATGTTCTTCCTTTTTTTGGCACATCTAACATATTAAAATCTGCACCATCTATAATTTGAACACTATTAAATTTACATAAATCTTTAAAATAATGTATTGCATAATTACCTGCATTATATGATGTTCCACATCCTAATAATATTATATTATCAATATTTTCTAATTCTTTTACTTTTTCTTGTAATCCGCCTAATCTCACTTTATTGTTTTCTAATAATCTACTACCCAATTTTATTGCTCTCAAACTACTTATTTCTTGATCATATATTTCTTTTATCATCCAGTGATCATATGGTTCAGGTGTAAGTTGGTTTTTATTAGACAATACTTTGTTTAAAATATATGTATCTTTTGTATGTATATTTAACTCATTATTGTAATTAATTACACAT